CCAATTTAATGCTCCTTTGTAATATACATATTTATACCAGTGCCTATAGTACAAATACTATTATTGAATAGTATAATATTATTTAACCTATCTTTTAATACTCCAACTGGATCTTGACCTTTTAAAAATAGGTTTTCTTGCTCTACGCCAAATGTAAAAGTAAACATGTTATTATTTTGCTTTGGTTTTGTAAAAAATAGTATTTTTCCGTATACTGATATTAACTGCTTTATGTGATCAAAGTCCTTTTCAGAAGTAGTTTCAGTTATACCATCATTGTAATGTAAAATAATAGAAGTTGATATCTTATAAATTTCTAAAGTTTCAGCTATTTTAATATATGAATTTTTATTTTGATTATAGGTATACATTATTCATCTGTGTGAATATACACACCCTCATTTTTAAAATCTGTTGATTCATTTGCAACAAAAAGTGTATTACAATATAAACATACTACATACCCATCACTGTTAAGATTATAGTATACTCTTGGATGATCTGCCTGACAGGCTATTCTTTTATAAGTTGTAGGAACCTGATCTAAAGTTTTATATTTTTCAGGTATATTTGGTTTCATTATAAAGCACCGGCACCAACATTTTTTCTTAATTTTCTTTGTTTCACTGTATCGTCATTAGATAATTTACGTTCTCTAAACATATTTTGTAAAGGAGTGTAAAGTTCACTTCTTGGTGCAAATTGCCTTATTTCATTCATTACTAAATTTACTATATTTGCTTTATCTTTCATTTTTAGTAAATCATAAACAGATAGTTCTCTTCTAATTTTCTTTGCTTGAAAAGAATTTATCTTAAATTGTTTTTCTAATTTTACTAATAATCGATTACATAAAGAATGATCAACTTCAGTAATTTCTATATAGTTTAAAAAATCTAACAGTGTAAATTTGTTCTTTGAAAGTCTATCTACAAATGCTTGACTTGAATTTTGATTGTTAAATTGAACAATACTTCCAGTACCAATTAGACTGTGTACTAGTAGATATAAATCTGTACCATTAGTTCTAAAGTAATCAAAATTATTATAACTCATAGTTCTTGAAGCATATTGTCTTGCAATTTTTTTATACTTAAATTCATTTTTTAGTGTTACTAATGCTAAACAGTAAGCATATATAAGTTCACCAATTTGTTCTGCTGTATGTTTTCCAATATCTTGTCTTGATCTAAATGCTCTACTTTCAGTTAAGTCATTAACTAACTGAATATTTTCTTTAGCAAAATTTTTTCTTGAAAAATCTAATCTGTCAATTACTTTTACTGCTTTTCCAATATGATCAACTGCAACAAATCCTTCTTGATCTCTTACTGTGTATGAATCTCCATTTTGATCAAAAGCATCAATGGCTTTAATATTTCTTAGTTTTTGATATAACTTATTTTTAATACCTATTAGCTTTAACCATAAACTATACCATGCTTCAATATTTTTTCTATTACTAAAATATGCTTTTTTAAAATTTTCTAAATTAACTAGTTTTCTTTGGCCAGCTGGTCCTTCTCTGCCTGTTTTTAGTTTTGCAATTTCATCTTCAATTCTTTGTTCATAATCATTTGCAAATCCATCAAAAAATCTTGCAGGGTCTTGTTCAATTGCACCAGCTCTTACCATCTTATTATGATTCATGTGAATCAGTTCTCTTAATTTTTTTCCAGTTATACCCATTGTATCAAACCAACTAAAAATATCTCCAGCTTGTTTTAGATAAGTGTTAGCATCATCTATTGAATTTTTAATTGCTTGATATTCTCCAGTTGTTAAGTTAACTATACCAGTAAAATCTTTTATGTAAGCATCATCATACCAAACACTATCTATTTTGTTTAATCCTGATAAATCAACATCAAAACTTGCGTTCATACTTTCTAATGAACTTCCTGAATAAGAAGTATGAAATACTACTCCAACTTCTGCTTGTTGTATCTTTTGTGCTAGTTCTGAATTTGAAGGCACTGCATAAGTTATTGTATTTGGTTTAAATGCAAGGTATGATTCACCGTTATGTTGAATTGTTTTTAAACTATTTTTAGTGAATAACAAATCGCCTTGTAAAACATTTTTAATACCTAACTGTGATAGTCCGTTAAATGCTTTTTTAAGTTTTAATCTTAAATCAGCTTTGTCGCCATCTTCTTTTTGATCTTGGTGATTTGCATCAATATCTGATTCTGATTTATTTAATTTTGCATTTTTATTAAAAACACTTTTTGTACCAACAAAAAATTTTCCATCACTAGGATCTATACCAGCAAATATAGCCGGTGAACCGTCCCATTTTATTGTTACATTATATTTTTTTGGACTAGATGTTTTAGCTAAATCAGATAAATTTCTTAAAAATGCAATGGCATTTTCAGCCCCTTGTTTTCCTTGGAAAAGAGCTAAATCTTCTAAATGGGTAAGATGTGTATTAACATCTTCTGATATAATAAGTTCATTAGCTTTCATCTGAATCAATTATCTTTTTGATGCCTCGTTCAAATTTTCTTGGATCTTGTGATCTAATGCTATTATGCAATCTTTTTACCAAGTCATCAGCAACCGGCTCATCATATGATTCATATATTAACTTTGTCAAATTTATTGCTGAACTGATAACATGATTAGCACGAGCTTCAAGCAGATTGTTAGTATCTGCTTTTGGCACTACTCTACTAATCTCATCTAATATTGAACGTGTTTGTTTCTTCATCATAAAATTATTTATTATCTTTTTTATTTTTTTATATGACGCTATTCATCGTCAAAAACGGATTTTTGCGTTTTTAACATGTCTTTTAACGCCAAACTTCTTCCAACTTTTTCAGCAACCACTACATTTTCAGCTTTATTTGACACTGTTGAAGTACGTTTTTTTATTGCTGATGTTAGTGCATCTGCTGTTTGTATTGCTGTATTTTCAACTTCATCATCTACATCTAAATCACTAATTCTTAATGTATCAATATCAAATGCTAAATCAATCTTACTACCAACACCACCACTTGACCTTGTTTTCATAAGTTGTATTTGATATCTACCACGTTCACGCATAGCTCTACTTGTAAAGATACCTATAACATTATCAGCAGTATTAATCTTACTAATACCACCTGCAATATGGCTTTGGTCATATTCAAGTTCTTCAACTGCACTTCTGTTTAACTGAGATGCAGTTACCAATACAAACTGTTGTTCAACAGCAAAGTTACGTAATTCTTCAGATACAAACTTATCTTTTAAAAACATATCAGCTGGTGATATTCTTTTACTAGTTGGCATCATTAAATCTAAGTAATCAATTAATACTACATCAGGTGTTATTCCTTTTTGTATCTGATATTCTTTCAAATAAGAACGTAAATCATTTGCTGTTGTTCCTGAAGCCATGTACTTGACTTGAAACTTACCTGATTTTTTAGCTTCCATTCTAACTGATAAGTCAACATCGTCTATCTTTTTAAAAATTTCATTAGTAGCAACACCAGTTGTCATTGAGTCAATTCTCATAGAACTTAATTCTTCACTTAACTCAAATGTAAAGTATAACACATGCATACCTTGAGATATCCAGTTCATTGCTAGATTTTGTAAGAATAAACTTTTACCTGCACCTGACGATCCAGCAAAAATATTTAATTCACCTTTATTAAATCCACCATAAAGTTTTCTATCCAATGCTGACCACCCTGTACTTACTGTACCGTTATTGTCTTTTAATTTTAATAACCTTGCTTTAGGGTTTTCAAAATAATCAGTACCAAGATCTTTTGTTAATCCAACTCTTACTGCATCTTTAATTTTTTGTTCAACTGGCCCATACTCACCAGCTTCTAGCATATCAGCACTTTCAATAATTGCTCTTTCTAATGCTTTGTGCCTACAAAAAGTTTCAAACTCATCTAAGAACCAATCTTTTTGCGAATCATCTATGTCAGGGACTAATGTTAAATCTACTTCAGTTTTAGCTTTAATTTGTTCTACTGTAGGTAGTGATTTATATTTTTCAGTGTACTCAACAAACATGTCCACTGTTTCAATATATTTTTTACTAAAGAATTCAGGTTTAATAATATTTCTTACCCTGACAAATAGTTCAGGATCTGTTACCATAAATTCTAAGAAAAGTTTTTGTAAATCTTCTGAATATACTGTTGCCATATTTTTACTATACTATATTAATCTCTATTTCGCAAGTATTTCCAACTAACTGGAAAACTTTCTTCTACCAACTCATCTATCATATCTGCAACTACTCTTGACTCTAATTGTGTGTCTTCTTCGCATCTTAAGTTGCATACTCTAGCAAATGCATAAAGAGTACCACTCCAATACCATTCAGTCATCATGCTTTGTGGTAAAACCATTCTAGCCATTTCTGGAGCTACACCTTGATTTAATAATGTTTCATAAAAAAGTTTTAATTGAGACATCATATTATCATATTTGCTATTGTCAACTGGTACTTGGCCATTTGATCCTTGTTTAGAATTTAATGGCCTACCTCTCCAAGTATCTGGAGTATAAAATTCTGGTTCGTAATCAACATAACGTCTTGATACTTCATTCCAACTTAATCCTACTTGATGTTTAACTAGTTGTCTAGCAACAAATATTGGTGCTTTAATCCTAAACTGTAGACTACAATGTGCAAAAGGTGACCAATGATTGTGTTTTGCTAAAAAACTAATCAGCTTTTCATCTTTGTTATGTAGTAATCCTGGCACTGGTCCAGCTTCTGGTATTGATTCCCATTCAGACTCTTTTGCAAACGATACCCTAGCCGCATTGACTACTGTTAAGTCAGTTCCCATTTTATCAATTAGATTAACTTGCAATTTTTATTCTCCTAATATGTTGATACGATTTTATCTGCAATTCCATACTTAACTGCTTCTTTGGCTGATAACCATCTGTCTTCAGGTGGTAGTAAAATATCTCTAACTTTCTTTTCACTTAATCCTGTACATTTTTTATAATGGTTAATCATTCTTTCTGTGCTTAATTCAAATTCTCTTACTCTTGCAAATAATTCATGTTCTTTACCACCTGAACCCCAGCTGTATTGATGTGATAATATTGAAGTGTTTGGTGTTAATACACGTCTACCTTTTGTGCCACTCATAAATGTTAGCAATCCACATGATGCAATCATACCAAGCCCTACTGTTTTTACAGGAATTGCTGATCCTTTCATTGTGTCTATTAATGCAAATGCTGAATGTACCTGTCCTCCTGGTGAATTAATTACCAATGTAATTTCATTTGGTCTAGACGAATTTGGTAATAAGTTTTTTTCAATAATTGTATTAATTACTGGTTTGGTTGTTGTACTGTCAAATCCATCGCTGAAATAAATTATTCCAGCTTCATACATCATCATACCTGGTTGAAGAGGTTGTTGCGGTTGTGGTTTTTCTTTGTTTTTTCTTGTTGTGCTTTCTGCTGTCATTTTAATTGACTCCTATTTTTTTCATAACTTGTATTTTAGCATTGTTTAGTGTAGCAGATTTTATAATAGACTGCAAGGTATATAACCTTCCATATTTTTGTACTGCTTCTGCTGTGTCCTTAATATTACTGTCCCATGTTGGATAGCTGACTGCCCAGTTGTTTTCTGTTGCTATATCAACTAAATGTCCGCCTGACTTATCTTTATCAGGACAAACGATAATTTTTGATTCTAACTTATTAAGCAAATCTATTTGTGCTTGTGTTAATTTATTTCCTAATGATGAAATACCGTTTATTGATAATGCATCAAACACACCTTCAACAATTACTGTATATATTCTGTCTTCAAAAAGTTTGTCAATGTTATACAAATAGTTTGGTTGTACTGATGAATAATACTTTGGTACATTTTCAATTTTTTTAATTAGTCTTCCAGTATATCCTACAACTTTTTTGTTATAGTAAAAAGGCAACAATAAACGTTGATTAATTTTCATGTATGGATCAGGTGACCAATAAAAATTTTTATGAAAATCTAGTCCTCTATCAATCATGTATTTGTAAACATAAATTGCATCATTGGGTGGATTAGACTGACTTATAACTTCTTCAATTGGTCTTGCATCTTTTGGTAAATGTACTTCTTTAAAATCTAAAGTCCATTTACTTAATCCAGCAACTTGCGTTTGATTGTCTTGTTCTTTAATTGCTTGGAATTGTAATTCTTTTACTTTTTGTTCTGATACACCCACTGATAATAAAAGTTCACGCATTCTTTTGTTTAATAGTCTACCTTGTGTAAAAGATGCTTTGTAGTTACAATTAAAGCAATGATAACTAACAACTTCGCCAATTTTAAAACCACCTCTTTGTCTAGTATCAGGTCTTGCTTGGCCGTGTGATGTACACATTGGACAATTAATTGCTATCCATCCAGAAGGAGTCTTCTTAGATTTCGAACTGATATGAGAAAGAATAGTTGTTTGTATATCCATAGTTTTTATATAGTACTATATTTTTTTCTAAAAGTCAATTAAACTTTTAAGGTCATGGCGCCAACACCAACTGGTACACTCTTAAAACTGCAAGATGTACCAAAAAAATAATAGTCAACAATTTGTTTACAAACTTGATAAAAATTTAACCTATGGTTATCAGCATCATTCCAGAACTTTTCTGTTTTTTCTTCAATTATTTGCATTAATTGAAAGCTATCTTTGACATTTCTAGTACCCATAGCTAAACCTTCGGCTATAATATTTGATCCTATGTTTACAAAATAGGATGGAATCACATGAATTTTTCTTTTACAAAGCTCTAAAATATAATCTTTTCCTGTATAATTTGTGGAAAAATTTGCCAACGATAATATAATTGGTTTTTTAGTAGTTTTAAAATCTCTTATAAATTCTCTATCGATTACTCTATCAGTTATCATAATTGTGTCATCATCAATTTCATCAACTGTGCGAAAAGCCCAATACCTAACAATCTCTTTAAGATGGTCAACATAATCTTTTTCCCAAACTGTTAAGTCTAAAAATATATTATACTTTTTCTTTATTTTTCTTGTTGCTAATAACACCCTTGTAATTGAGGCAAAGTCACCTTCAATTGCTTCTGCATCAGACCAATAATTTTTATCTTGTGTTACTCTATAAAAATCTTCATTTTTGACTGACGCATCAGGATATACTGTAATATTATTATATTTCAGTGTTTTTGAAACTGCTTGATTCAAATGTTTTTGAATGATTTGTCCTTTTTCTCCAAAATCATTTCCTACAGTAAAAGTTTTAAAATTTTGTTGCAATCCATAAAGATTTTTTTTTGCTTGTTCATTATAGCAAATATCTTTACAGTTTTGTATAAAGATATCATTATTAATATATTTTGTTACTGTATATCGAATTAAATCATTCAGACCATTATCATGCTCATACTGAGATAATATAATAGCGACTTTGTCAGACTCTCTGACGTCTTCAAAAATAACTTTGTAGTCCAAGGTTAATTCCTTAGTAAAACTTTATCAACTGATCCTGCTGTTACTTCGTATTTGATTCTTATCCATTTTACTGAAGATTCAAAGAAAAAAGGATCAACATCAGTATGGCTTGTAAATCTTATACCATTTGATCCCTGTCCTTGCACATCTAAAGCAAACCAATGATTATTATTTGTACTAGCCTGATCGTCTAAATTACCTTCTATAAACACATTACCAGTAAATCCAGTTGTGTATATTGCAATAGTATGATTTCTAGCAGTTAAATTTCTTTCACTACTACCTTTCATTGCTTGACTGTAATAATAACTTCCTGCTTGAGTGAAGCTGTCAACTGTTTGTGTAGGTCTGGCAGATGGTAATCCTCCAGATTTAACTTCAGCTGTACCAATAAAATCTCCAGCTCTGTCAGTAAAAGCAATTTTTTGTTCTTTTGTAGAAGTTGACTCAATATAAACTGAATAGTTATAAAAACCTTCAGATATATTATAAACATCTTGTGCTGTTACTTCAAGCTCTGCTTCGCCTTTTAATGCATTTGTGACTGTCATTAGCTTATTAATTACAGTTTCATTGTTGTTTGTTCCAATCATGTTGAAATAAACGTTTTGATTTGTGATGTCAAATATTGCTCGATCATTGTCTCTAAAGACAAATTTTAGCTTGTTATCGACACCGTTATATAGTATAATGTTTTTATCGTACATTGGCATATTACTATTTACTCCTGAATTCAGAGTTAGTGTTAAAGTTTGATCGTAAATATAAAGGTCATAAGTACTCATATAAGTATTTATTTAAACGATGGATTACGCAGAACTAAAAGAAAAATTTCCTTTCCTTACATGTGTAAAGCATGGGAATGACGAATTTGTTGGTATATTGCTGAATAAAGACCAGCATGTTACCTCTATATACGTCTATGATTCAATAGATACTATAAAATTAAAGCAAAGATTTCTAAATTTAGGTGATGAATGGTGGTGGGAATCTAATAGAACTATTCCAATTAATATATTTTTTAACAGAGAATTTGATATATTTAAAAAATACATAAAAAGTTTCACTTCAAAAGATACTGAAATTGTATTTGGACCGGCAACTTGCTTAAATGATGTTCAAAAGAAAAGAATAATTAGAAGAAATATTTCTTTAGTAAAAAAAGGTTAACCACCAACTTGTTGCTGTAATTGTTCGCATATTAAGTTTATTTGTACAACCACTGCATGAGCATAAGCAACCGCGTGTGCTTTCTTAAAATAATAAGAACCGTCACTTGGTTTTGTCCATACTTCTTTCATTATATCTGGCCATGACTTCCCTATAAGATGCCTCTTTGCTGGTCTTATCATTGCCAGTACTGCCGCTAGTTGTTCTATATTCTTTGGTTTTGTTTTCTGTAGAACTGAACTGTGTTCTCCTACGTGAAACAAGTTGTTGCTGAATTCTGGCTCTGTGAGTAAATCCCATAATGGCTCCTTTTTTAATAGTTGGGTTAAATGTTCTTCATTTTTAATATCTTTGTATAATGATACATTTAAGATATCTACCTTGATATAACCTCTGTCTTCTGCTTCTTCATAATCAACTGATGATAGATTGTCAATTGGATTCATTGGTATGTCTGTAAAATATACACCAGTATTGTGCTTTTTAAAACTGTCATTATCTTTCATACTGGCTCTGTTGTGCTTAAACAAACTTAGAAGTTTGTCTCTATCACCAGTGTCTATATCTATATCAGTCTTTGCTTTGATCATTTTTAAATTCTTCAGTTATATAATCACTAAACTTTTTATCTTTGATGCTTTGATCATTTCTAAATTCTTCAAATTGATTTTTCAAAGCACCTAAATACATTTCTAGTTGTTTTACTCTAGCATTTAAATTGCTGTATTCATCTACTAAACCTTGAACAGTATCTATGTTTTTAATAAACATTTCTTTTTCAGTTAACTGAGATACTACTTTTAATTGTTCCCATTGTTTTTTTAATGATTCATTGTCTGATTGTGACAGTGTCATTCCGGCAACAACATCATTTAACATCTCTTGAATTTTTTTCATATGTTTGCTTTCTTCATAATTTCATGAACAAAATCTACATCACTTGGACTTTGATTAAACCTTTTTGACCAACTAGTTGGACATATATAATCTTCAACCATAAGTGTTTCTTGTGGTGTTAATGATTCAAGAAAAAATAATCCTGTTTTACTATTGTAAAGTACCCACGGTGATATCTGACCAGATCTTATCATATGTATACCTCTTGGTTTTGATATTTTTTCAAAAAACACATTCCAAGGCATATGATTTTCTTCTCCCCAATTTTTCATTGAAAGAACTGTTCTTTCTACAGCTCTTTCTACTGATTCTCTTACTGCAAATTCAGTGATATACTGTTCGTAAACAATATCACTTGACCAGCGATCTATCTTTACTCGACCTTTTAATAGCCATTCAATGTAATTTTCAATTGAAGCAACATAAACATCACCAATATAATTTGCAAATTTAACAAATGCAGTATAATACTTGCTAATCATAAAATCATCATATGTTCTTTCAGTTTTCATTGTTGTAGAAGTTATTCTCCAAAAATGCTGATAACATCGGAAAGCCAATTGTACATTTTTATCTTTTCTGTTGTTCCATCTTCTTTTAGGTTCACATAAATGAGTTATTAGTGTTTTTTCTGACCCAAAAGATTTTTTACAAAACTTACACTCATAACTCATATGTTACACCAATAATTTAATTTCATGATCAGTAAGCCCAGCGGACTTGGCTAATTGCTTTACTTCTTTCTTTGATAATAAATTTTTTAATAATTCTTTTTCATCTTGTTTATAGTTTGGATAGATAGTATCTAAAAAATCCATTATTTTTGTTTTTTTACCTTTACCTTTTGGCGCCTTAATCCAAGGATGAAACATTTTTTTACCAACACCACACAATGCTAATAGCTTCCAAAACAGTTTACTATCTCCTTCGTGTTTTTGCAACAAAGAAAAATCCTTATTACAAAACTCATTTACGTTTTCAATATACTCTTCTTGTAAACTTCTAATTCCTTTTACACTGGAAGTAAACCTCATTGATACAAATGGTGAAAAGGATTTCTTTTCTTCATCTGATAGTTTTTCATACCATTCCATATTACCTATATCAATATTGTATAACATAGAATTAAGATTGACTTTTGACATTAGAAAAAATCTCCTATTAATAGTTCGTCTGGAATTTGATTAATATCTTTTGCAAAATAAACACAAGGCGGTTTTGGACCATCATTTACTGGTACTGCTAATATGTGACCATGTTTTAATTTTGGCAAATACCATTTTACATCTTGAAATACATTTACAACTTTTGGTTCTGCTGATTTAATCATGTACTCTGCTAATGGATTAGATGTAAGAACTTCAAAGCCTCTGTCATTTAAACTTGTTAACGGAACCATTTCGCAAACACCTAAATCTTTTTCAATGATCATAACACTCCAATCAATTGGCATTTGTACTGTGTATTCTCCTACTTCCAACACCATACTTGGTGCATTAAATGATTCTAAAAAAATTAATGGAATAAAGAAAAAATCAATATTCTTTTTGTTTGTGGTATCAAGTACGCAATATTGTAAATCATCTACAAGTTCAGGAACTTTGTTTAAATTGTAGCTGATGTTATTTGTTGTTAAAATTTTCATATGTTTACCTTGTTTATAGTATACGGATAATTTGCCTCTTTGTAAAACTTTTTTCTTGCCGTTAAGTGTCTTTTTGAAAATTTACATGCAGAAGTTATATCCCAGATCTGTACATGATCTTTATCTTGTGCCTTTCTAATGCCTCTACCAATGCTCTGTATTACCCTTACGAAGCTTTTTCCGGGTTCTACAAGCACCAAATTAAATATTCTTGGTATATTGATACCCACAGCCGCAATACCGTAGGTTGCAACTAATACTTTGTGTTGTTCTGTTGCAATTTCTCCATATTCTTCTTCTCTGTCTTCGTTTTTTGTCTTGCCTTGTATAAAAACTGAGCCTGGTATAAGTTCTTGTAACATTTCTCCAGATTTGATACGGTCAATAAGTACCAGAGTATTACCTCCAGATCTTACATCATCAATTAAATTACTTAAAAACTTTAATCTTTCTGAATTGGTTGTAAGATATGACACTTCTTCTTGATAAGTTCTAAATGAATTTATATCTTGCGTTTGTATTATATTAACATGACAGTTTGCTAATACTCCCTTATCTTGCAACTCACTTGCTGAAAGTTGATTAATGACTGTACCTAACGAACATATTAAACTCATTTTTTCATATTCTTCTTTTGGTACTGTTCCAGTTAATCCCCATCGTATTGGTATATTAGCAAATGGTCCTGTTAATAAAGATTTAAGTACATCAGCTTTTGCCATATGCACCTCATCAACCATTATGCAATTAACATCTTTAATAAATTCTTCAATTGGAAACTCTGCTTGATCTTTTTTTGTATTCTTGTTTAAAATATTAAGACTTTGCCAAGTGCAAATAGTGTGAGTGTGTCCTAGCTCTTTTCTTTCACCAAAATAAACACCAACATCTAAACCAACATTTTTATAATCTTCTTCTGTTTGTGTAACAAGACTTTTATTAGGAACAATAACTATTGTTCTACCAAACTGTTCACACATTTTTGAAAGTGCCGCAGTAATAATTGTTTTACCGGCTCCTGTTGCAATTTCTTGTAAACTTTGAGGGTTTGCAATAAAATCATTTATAACTTGAACTTGATAATCTCTTAACTTTATAGGTTGTCCTTCATGTGTATGTCCTTTTGGCCAAACTATGTGAGAAAAATATTCATCAGTTACTTGTTCAAAATTGAAATCAAAATGTTGTCTTTCATCTTCTATAGTTATTTTATATCCGTTATTTTCAATAATTGGCAAAATTTGATCAAGTAAATTAAGATAAGTTCTTCCACCAATATCACAAAATCTTATATTACCATCCCATCTTCCTAACTTATATGAAGGTAGGTGATAAGCATAAGGTACAAAATATTTTAATTTGTCAGAAATTTTGCGTCTAGTTGAAACATCTAAGCCTTCAAACTTAACATTAACTTCATCTTTAATTTTTAATATTGCACTAGCCATGGATATTCTTTTCTAATTTGTATAATTGATTTTTTTAATCTAATCACATATTCTTCGCCAAGCTCACTAAACATTGATAAAAAATTTACTAATACTAACGAGTCAATTGATTGATTATTTCTTATCATAATTTGTCTACTATTTCTAAAACTTGTATATGCATTGTGGTTGTTAATTAGTTCATAATAAAAATCAACTGACCCACATTGTTTATCAAACTTAATAATACCCCATGGTGAGTTTGGTACTTTTAATGGTTTAATTTGTTCTCTATCTTTATCCCAAGTTCTTATACCAAATAAATTATTGGCTTCACGAGCAAATCTTGAATTGCCCCATGATGATTCATGACCTGCTTGTGCTATAATTAAATCTTTTGGAATAAAAGTTTGTAAATTTTTTGATAATGGATTTTTGTCAATGCAATTTGATACAAATTTAACAAAGTCATCTTTAATAATACTACCAAACTCAACTTCTACTTCTGGTTCTGGTTTTTTAACAACTGTAGGAACATGTTCTTCTGTTACAGTTTGTGTATTAAAACTAGGAAAGAAGGCTAGTAGCAGAGATATTATTGTAATATAAATCCAATTTTTCATTATCATAATATAAAATCATTTCATTCATAAAGTCTAGTTCTTGTTCAATCCAATCTAATCTTTCATTATATTTTTCAAGTTGATAATGCAAATGTATCTGTAAGGACAAAATAACTCCTAATACAACACCAAAAATAAACATAATAAAAGCAGTCAAATTAAATTCTTTAAATTTCATTTTGCTATCCTTTCGCAAATAATTCAGCATCGTCAAGACCAGCTACTCTTAATTTCACAATGTTATTAATTTGAAACTGTTTACTATCAAGTGCTTTCATTAGACCAAGAAATTTGTTTCTTAATAGAGCAAACTCATTTACTAATTGAGCCATACTGATCACGTCATCTTCTCCGTCAATATATTTTTCAACATCTCTACTGGTTAATGCTCTTTGATAATTTTCAAGATATTGTTTGTATTTTAAACTTCTAGTTTTACGTAATTGTATATTAAGAAACTCTAATATTGATTCAATTTCCTGTAATTGATTAAAACGATGTTCTACTATTCCAGGTATTTTAGATGAATTAAGTTCAATGTTTCCTTTCATTCCACATTCAATTCTTGCTTCTTCTAATTGCTGTTCATAGTAATCAATACAGTCGGGTAATTTTGATAAATCAGCAGATACTACTCTGTACCATTTTATCATTACCAGTCCTCACTGTCATCATTATCGTACCAAGACTCTTCATCGTTATTATCATTTGATTCTTGATAGTACTCTTCAAATGCTTCTTCAAGATGTTCATCGTTCTCTTTTAATTCATTGATACTTTGATCATCAATACCGTAGTCATCAAGTAAAGCTACAAATGAGTTTGCGGCATCACTTTTATCTTTAGCAGGGACAAAATTACTTAATTTATTCCAAAATTCAATTAGCATTCCAATCTCTGAACTAGTTATCATACAACAGTTTCCTCTTCAACCGCAGTAGGTTGCGGTGCATTATTGAATTCAGACATTATCATATCCATTAATTCACCGGTCCATTGCTTACGATAGTGTTTATGTTCTTTTCCATCTTTATCAATATATTTTAATCGATTTCCTTCTTTTACAAGAAGACCTTTTTTCTCAAATAAATCAACAAGACCTGAATATGGATCCATACCTTTTTCATATGGAATTTTTACTTGAACACTTTCAAAAGGTTTATTAAATCTTGTTTTCATAACCTTAATTGCGGCTCTAATTCCTGTTACATCAGATATTTTATTTCCATCTTCATCTTCTTTTAATTTTAACTTTTTCATAGCAATAACAACTGAACTTGCATATACAAATCCTTGTCCACCACTAATTTTATCATCTGGATCAAACATATCCTGAGATGCATAAGTATGGTTAGTTGCTATTAGTCCTACATTGTAAGCACCAAACATATTAACACAATTCCTAATAAGTGCTGTCAGCGATTTAGCTTTTCTACCAAGATCACCTTTCATATCACCCTTTTCAAATTGGTCTCTATCAGTTGGCGTTAACAACATACCTAAACTATCAATTACAAAAAGTATTTTTGGTCTTTCAGACTCTTCTTTACTTTCGTATTCTTTAGCATAGTTTGAAACAAATTCACTAATAATTTTTGCTACATCATCTACCATAGCAACATTAATTCTTAATAACTTATCTGCTGATGTATCTACACCTAGTGCTTGTAGCCAATCTTCATGAAGTGCATTTTCAGAATCTAATGCTACACAAAAGATTCCTTGTTGTTGTGCATTTCTAATTAAATTACCAGATGCAATCAAACTTTTACCTGATCCTGATTCACCTGCTAACATTGTTACTCTTCCAAGTGGAATACCTTTATTAAAATCTCCACTAATAAGATAATTTAGACAATAGTTTCCAGTTGATACCCAAGTGTTTGGATCTGATTCAAAACCAACACTAATACCTTGAATATTTTTTGTTAGACTTGTTCTAAATTTACTTACGTCAAACGGTCTTACCATTGTAAACTCCTTTTGTCAAATAGTAGTGCATAGATTCATGCACTACTATTAGTTTTAACATTTATTTGTTGGATTGTCTAGCTCTAATCATTGCCAGAATATCATCAGCTGAACCACTATTACTAGTTGCCGGAGCGGCTTGAGTAGTTTGTGCTACTACTGGCTCTGGTGTTGCTGGTGCTGACTCAACTGCGACAGTAGGTTGTGCTACTGCTGGTTGTTGAGGTTGCGGTGCAACAGTTGGTTCTGGTGTAGGTGCTACTGTTGAAGCAACAGTACTTGCTACATTTGATGCTGTCGATTTCTGTGCTGATCCACTTGATGCTCCTGCACCACTAAAACCTGTTGGTTTATAGTATTGTGCAAAACGATCTGGATCATAAAGCTCTCCATCAACTGATGCTTTAAAGAGTTCTTGCATGATAGCAACTTCATCAGATGAAGGTTTCTTCGGCATATAGTCGCCAAGATTATGTAATCCAAACTTGTCAATAGCACTTCTCTCAGTTTCTGAAAGACTTCTTGCCTTGAATGACCATGTTGATGTTGAGTAATCAGCATAACCACCTTTTTGAGTTTTGGTTAATTTGAAATCTCTACCATTTTCATTGTCAGTTGGAAGATCTTCCATATCTGGATTCATCAATGCTGACCTAATAATATTGAATATTGACGGATTAATTACAAAACGTCTAATTGGATTTTCTGGAACTGTATCTTCGTCCAGAGTAGAGTTTACAACAAAACCTTGGAAAATGTATGAACGTTTCTTCCAATATTTTCTACCCATATCTTCTAAACTTGGATCTTTAAACCAAGTTCTTACTTCAGATAAGATAGGACATGGTTCATTAAACATTTCCATACAAGGAATTTGAACCAATGTTGGTTTTGTATCTTGAGCACCTTTAATACCAGGAAATGGTAATTTAATCATTGCTCTTTCTTGCCAGAAGAAAGTGTTATTTGAATCACCATCTGGTAAGAATCTAAGTGTTGAAGTTGTTCCTTCTGCGATATTCCAGAAAGGAAAGATTGCATTGTCTGATGCAAGACCTGAGCTGTTTGAAGTTTTCTTTTCTTGTTCTGCCAGCTTGGCCCTAATTTCTGCTAATGTTGCCATAATGTGTGCCTCCTATGTTGCCTATGTTTGCCTGTATTAGCCTATAATTAAATAATGTTTTACTTAACATTATCTACTAGTATATTTATACTTGACGGAAAAGTCAAGTCTTTTTTACCCAATTTTTTAAAAAACTGGCTAATCAAGTATTTTCACCAATATAATCACCTGGATTATTAGAACAGCTAAAGGTAGTATTGTCCTAATTAGTTCCATTGTATGATTGTATTCATCCAATTTTCTTTCAAGCCAGTTTCTTTTGTATTTCTTTTTTGCCATAAATTAAAAGTTCTTTTTGAATGTAATCATCCAATTTCTACCAGGTTGTGAATATCCATCTGGACTTTCATAACTTTCGTCAAATATGTTTTTTACACTCAAACTTATTGTATTACTATCATCTATTTTATACGTAGAATGAAAATTTGTCAACGATACAGATGGTTTTTTTATTGTAGCATAAGTGGTACTATCTATATCTTTATGACTTCCTACATAATCCAATTCAATGATATTAGTATATTGACCTTGTGTGTGTTCTAGCCCGGTGCTGTTTATCCACTTTGGTCTTCTTGTCAGCTCAATACCATCACTGTCTTCTGCTATTGTAAATGTTGTAGCTGAATAAGTTTTTAAATTAGTAGTAAGCTGTCTTGCCATATTTAATTCTACACCATGTCTGTTTGACTTTGCAGTATCATTCACGTATGTACTTGATTGATACTTCATTGCATTGTCAAGATCTGTTGTAAAATAAACAATATCAAGACTTGTTAAACTGTCATTGTATGACAATCCAATATCTGTTGTTGTTGCTTCTTCTGGTTTTAAATTTGGATTACCTGAGTAACCATAATTGTCAGATCCATAAAGTTCATACAGTGTTGGTGTTTTGACTGCTGTAGAATTGTTTATTTTAAATTGTAATCCTTCTACTATAGTATATGCTGAACCAATTCTATATGTGTTGTAAGTTGAAAAATCTTTTGAATTATCATGTCTTACACCACCTGACACTATTAGTCTGTCAGATACCTGTACGTTACTGTTAACAAAGTAACCAGTTGAATGAGAACTTTTATCTACTTCAGATGAGTAATACTGACCATTGTTGTCAAACTTACCACTGTAGTCTTCATGTTCTATACCTGGTGTAATGTCAAAGTTATCAAACATAAAAGTATTTGTTCCAATGTATGTTGTACTTTCTGAATCATAGGTATCTATTTCAGTTCCGTTAGTATATGTTCTATCATATTTGTTTTTTGATATGACAAATTTACTGTGTCCAAGATCGTTTTTAATTTTTACATCTGATTGAAAAATAGAAAATTTGTTGTTAGCTGTATAATCTAAATCATCTCCTGATCCTGAATCTAATTCTGAATCATTTTCTTTAGTTGAATACATTATTCCAAATTCATTCAAACCGTTTTGACCAAAGCCAGTTCTTGAATTAATAGTAAAATTTTTAGCTTCAAATCCGTCATTCTCAGTTCCTTTTGCTGATGCTGATATTCCATCGCTTTCAGCACCGTCAACTGTTAAATTTACAAACGTATTTTGATCTACAAAATATTTTCCTACATTCAAAGTTACTTTTTTAGTGCCAAAAGATCCTGCAGATACAATTATAGAATTTTCAGGTATTGGGTCAGTTTTAAAATTTATAACTCCACCTACTGCATTAGGACCATAAAGTGTTCCATGTGATCCTTTAATAACTTCTACTGATGTTGCATGATTTAAAAAATCATTTGATATGTCATGTAATCCACCAGTTGTACTGTGATCTTTTATAGGTACACCATTAATCATAACCAAGACATGATTTGAATTTGTACCTCTCATAAAGACAGAAGTTTGTTGTCCAGTAGGACCTGATTGTACTACATTCAGACCTGAAACTCTTTTAATTGCTTCAACTGTATCTACTGTATTTGTTTTTTGAATTGTTTTGACATCAATTACATCTGCTGTGATTGTTTTTTCTGCACGTGAACTTGGATCACGTAATACTGGAACGTATATTGTAATAACTAGAGCTCCATCTTCAGATACTCCTACATCAGGTATTTTAGATTCATCTGCGGCAGGTATGTCTGTAACAATGTCGTGTTTTGTATTTTCATTAGCATGTACTGTTGAAAACAGTAATAAAGTTGCTAATAAAATAACTTTCGATAGTTTAGTGGCCATTTTTCCTTTACCTCGTATAATGTTTTAATTATTGTGCCGTAAAATAATGTTGATAAAACAGTATTTGTAAAGAAAGGAATTGCCATGATGTAACAAGTGATTAAACCTGTTAGAGTATAGCCATAGTATCCACTTGTCCATACTCCAAAATTTGTTACTATAAAAAATAACAAACTTGATAACAGAGACATTATCCATACGTTTACAAACTTAAACTGCTTCATAAACACATAACTCGATAGTGTAACTGCGATAAAAGAAGTATATACCCAAAACATATAAGAATGAAATCCTATAAAGATATCAGATACAAACATTGCTAATAAAGGTATTACAACAGCCATATACCTGTCTGATGTTAGCATTGGCATAGTAACAGCCATAGCTAATATCGGCGTGAAATTAGGAGGATGAGGAATCAACCTACTAATTGCAAGTACAATAACCGTATATACAATTATTCCAAAAGTTTTCATAACAGTTCACCACGTGCCACTGTTAACTTTTCGTTGTAGAATCTAGACTTTTCCTGGCCTTTAATCCAACAGAGGACTACACTGGGTGGCATTCGGACTTAACTTTTATAGTTTTACCGTTGCAGGAACAGTTAATGATTCACACATTATTTCCCACCTCGCGTACAGCGTTATTATTATTTATATATTATTTTTAGTTAGATGTCAAGCCTGCTAAATGTTTAATTCTGTCAAGCTCTTCTGTTGTATCTTCTTGCTTTTGATCTTCCATTTCATCAGCAATCTTGTTTAACCAAGTTGGCTCTGAAGGATGTCTGTCGCCATCTGATACATCTGCATATCCAATTCCATCAGCTTCCTTACGTAGCATTGCAATTATTTCTTCTTTTGATTTACCTGCATACATGCTCTTAGGATCTTTAATGTCGCTCATTACTGCATCTTTGTAGTCTTCGTATTCATGCATGTCAGCAAATCTTTCTGAATCTAAATCTGCCTGTGTCATTGGATTTTCATCTAATAATTTTTGAGCCGCTTGTTTGTCCATTTTAACTGGATATGATTTACCATTAAATGTAAAATTCTTTTCGCCTTTGACTGCCGCTTGTGCCGCCGCAGTATTAAAAGCATTATCCTCTTCAACCTTACTTTCCATCATACCTAAGTCATCAAGTCTATTCATGATCCATTCTACTGGATCTCCATCTCTAGCTTTTGCTGTGCCATATGGCATTTCGCCTGAGTCTAAATAGTAACTGTATAACTCCATGTACAATTCTGAACCACTATCTAAATCACCCATCTGTTTCATTTTAGCAACGTCTTGTGGATGTTTAGCCATAATAGCCATTACTTCGTCTTTTTCCATAGCTTCATTTACTGATTCTTGGTTGTGTTTAGGATCCATTTGTTGTAATAATTCTTCTTGATGTTTTGCTAGTTCTTCTTTGGTATCAAAAGGACCACCTGTTTGTACACCATCTTTAAATGCATAAAATTTACCACCTTGGTGTTTTGCTGAAAGTCCGTATTTGTTCATTCCCATATCAGATTCTTGCATACCTAACATTCTTGCCGCCGCATTTAAATATGATGTCCATAATTTATGATCGCCTGTATCTTTACCGTCTTTGTTCATCATTTCAACAGCTTTGTTGTTAATTTTTTTACGTTGTTCTGGTGTATATTTTTGCATCATTTCGCCTGCTGTCATATCTTCAGATACAGTATTTGATTGTGCAACAATTGGCTCATCTGTGAATACACCAAGCATTCTGTTAAACGATTCAGTTAACTGATCAACTTCGTATATTGAATCACCACCTTTAATTTGTTTTGGCTCTTCAGCTGGCTTAGGAGATCTATCTAAATCTTTAATATTTTTTAATACGTCTTTTAAAACTGATACATCATCTACTGTCATTTTCTCTTTATCTTCACCTGTAATTTTATCAGACATTCTAGATAAAAATACTGCTACTTCATCATCTTTTGCTCTTGCCGCCATGTCACTTAATTTGTAAGCCATCATGTTTTCTTTACTTGAAAACTGTTTAATGTTGTCTGGACTGTATTCTTTTTGAGAATCAGTTCTTGGTGATAATTCAAAAGGACCTTTTGAAATATTTTGTGCAACTCGTTGTCTTAGTTGTGCTGTATCATTCATTTCTTCTTCATGGATTTGATGTATCATTGGTAGTAACTCCTGTATTCTTGAATCAATATTTGATACAGTGAATTTTTCTTTCATTTTATCCAGTGAATCCTGAGATACTTCAGATACTGCATTTGCAGTAAAATTATCTACGTATTCATTGTACCCTGTTGACGTTGTTAAACGTTTCATTGTCTCTCTTAATTTCTCTTGTTTTGCTAACAAAGAATTGTATATTGCTGATGCTTGTTCTAGCATATTTGGAGAACGTCTAACAATGTTAGCTACTTCACGTATTTTGCTTAATTGTTCACTAATGTTAACAATGCTTTGTCCAACTTCATCATATGGATTACCACCTGACTGTACATGACGTGTCATTGCTCTTGCACCGTTTAAATGAATAAAAGGATATTTAAATCTTTCACCATCTGAGTTTTCAATATATAATGCTTTGATATTTCTTGATCTTGAACCAGGCACTTCTTCATTCACAGGCTTTCTGTGTTTGATAAGAAGCTTGGCTCCTTCTAAATTCTGTGAGCTGGTTTTTGTTGTTCCAGCTAATGATGTATAACTTTCTGTTGTAATGTCTTTCATAGTATTTGTATTTAACCTAAATGTGTAATTTTTGGGCTTTATTTCTCTACCAAATTCTCTTAAATCAAAGTCTAAAAGATTATCTCTTGCTAGATTTTTCACTGATTTTATTGATTTATCAATACTTTCAACAGATTCTGGTCCTTTGTGCATCTTAATTTCTCCATTTTGTTGATCAACATTTACCATAATATTGGGAGATTTTACATAAAAAAACCTTGCTCTTGCTGGATCAGATATTTCCATGCCTTCATTACTGTCAAACATCTGTACAGAATACCCGTGCCCTTTGAGTACTTTGAACAATTTTTCAGAAACTGTGTTATAATCTACTGCCATACTGTTATTTATCCTTATATTATAAATGGTAATGGTTGTGTTGTACCGTCATCATCATCCTCAAGTGCATCGCCAAGACTCTTTTCAAATATAGGATCATATTTTGTCAAATAATCAACTATTCTAGCACATAAAAGAGTAGCTGATACAAGATCATCATTTTCACCAAGTTTTGCTGAAAAACTATTACCTCTAGCAACAAACACTTTTAGTTCTCTGATTAAGTTTCTACTATTAAGAGAAATTTTATCTGATTCAATCCAATGTTTTATTTTTGAACAAGCTGATATTTTTGCTTTGTGTGTTGTATTATAACCTTTTCTTTTATGTTTGTCTCTTCTTTGTTGACCTGCACGTCTTGGTTCGTGTAAGAAAAATCCAGGAAATCTTGCTTCGTCCATTTCTTCAACAGCCACAATGGCCGCTTCTCCTAGTGTATTGTTTTCAATTGTCCAATATATCTCTGGAGCTGGTTGTCCTTGTTCTTTTAATTCAAGATCTATTTCTTTTAAAATTGAATATAATGTTCTAACTTGTCCTTGTACTGATGTTTTATTGTGTTGCCACTCAGCAACTTGTTTTAAATCTGGTACACTATAAACTTCAATTGCTGAATAATCTCCACCTGTACCTAGACTAGGATCTAAAGCACAAACATAAGTATTTCCTTTTTTAATCTTTTCATACCATCTTACTTGACCAGTTTTTCTTAACGGATCTTTTCCAGATAACGTAATTAATTTTAATCCATCAATTAATGTTTCATCAAATGCAATAAATTCACATTCATGTTCTCTTTTAAATCTTTCTTCGCCTATCCTTGCTTGTTCATCTTTGGCCCACTTATCATCTCTGTCTGGATGTTCACTCCAATGTACTCCTATTGCTTTGAATCCATTTATGCCAGTGCCATCTCTTGTAGGTTGACCAAACTCGTCAACTCTTTTATTTGCGCCTCTCCATAAGCCTGCAAAAACGTCATCATCATTATTTGGTGTTGAAGTAATAATACATTTACCACCTGTTGACAATGTAGGTGACAAGGAAGTCCAAAATTCATTAGCTTTATTTTGTGGTTCAACAAATGCAAACTCATCCATGTATACAAGAGATATAGACATACCTCTACCTGTTGTCTCTGTTGTTGTTTGTGCTATAATTCTTGATCCGTTGTCAAAATCCATTGATCCTTTATTATATGACGTTACTCCACATCTAATATGATCTGGTGTTTCTTCGTATGCAAATCTCACACGTTGCATAATATCTTGTGCACCTTGATATTTGTGTGCCGCAATCAATATCAAAACATCTGGGTGAAACATTGCATACCATAACAAGTACCCTGCCGCACAGGTTGTTTTACCTGTTTGTCTTGCACACATGGCAATAGCAAATCTATTATCATTATAAGTTTCTAAAAGTCTTTCTTGAAACGGATATGGATTGAATTTCATTCTACCTTTAGTAGGATGTTGAATCCACATAAAATTTTTCATAAAATACAAATATCCAGATTTTTTGTCAGCTGATTGTTTTAGCTCAAGTAAATTATTTTCTGAATACTTTGACTTTGAGTAGGCTTTTTTAGTTAAATTTCCATCAAGGCTTTTTCGTTGCATACTATTATTTATGTACGTAGTTAATTAAGTATCTTTTCCAAATCAATAGTATTTTGGTGTTGTAGGCTTACTTTTATGAAATCTCTTATATAATCAAATCTTAATGATAACTCGCTAAAAAGGTTAGCATTTAAAGTTTGCTGTATTGAAGAATAACTGTTTTTTCCAATATTACTAAAATAGTTGACATTTAATCCTTTGTTTTTGCCATATGCTGGAAATACACCTGTTACAAATAAACAAGTATCACCAAGTTCTTTAGCTGAATAAACATTGTTGTTGTTAAAATATTCTTCTGCAAAAGATGTTTTAGGTAAAAAGTCTGGTTTTTCAACATAAGATGACAACAGCATAACAACATAAGATTCAATATGCTCAGGCAAATAGTATCCGTGTACATCAGATGTTTCACGAATTATATTGTAGAAGACGTATGTGTACTCATCTTTCATAAAATTATTTAATGAGGCTGTATTAGAAAATATGTATGTGTTTATTTTTGTATTAGAAAATTATATACTGGAAATGTATTAGCAAAATTTTTATTACGTCTGCGGTCAATTTCAGCTAAAAAATCTACTGCATCTTTTCTCATTTTTTCAGCTTCAGCTTTAGTCCATGTGTTTTCAAAGAAATAGTTTTTTAATCTTTCAACGTAATTAAATTCATTGATGTCTGTTAATTCATTCTGTTTAACAAATGCATCTAGTTCTTTAAATTTGTTTGTCCAATACTCATTTTTAGGTAGATTTAACACATTCAAAAACTTAGGGCTATGCAGTATGCTAACCCCGTATGTAACCCCCTTATAAACGTGTTTTAAGCGGTATACATCCTTCATAAAGCTCAACATAGTGTCAATGCTTAACATATTAGCAGTCACCATTATATGCAAGGATATGCCGGATCTACGCACCATTTCACAGTGTGTTAGCCAATTATCATAATGCATTCCTTCTCTGATATACTCTGCCTGATCTCCAAATGCATCGCAACTGGTATGTATCAATATATCTTTTACACAACCTTCTTTTTTCAACTTTTTTAAATGATTTAATGCTTTAATAATAGTTTCTGTTGCTACTGAAAGATTGGTATTGATTTCCAATGTGAGGTGTGGTTGTGGATCATGTTCTAGATCATCCAACAACTTGAAAGTGTTTTTATTCAGCAAAGGTTCTCCGCCGGTTATTCTCAAAGTTTTCAATTCAATTTTTAATTCAGGCCACCATTTCCACCATGCATCAACATAAGGATTTTCTTCACGATTAAGATAAGGTGTTCTATCTGTTTCAGCAATCCATTCAAGATTATTGTAGTTGTCTTGTGTTGGATAAGAACCATGATTTTTAACTTCGCTCCACCATTCACTGCTGAACACTGGTGAACAGTAAACACATTTCATATTACAAACATTACCAAAGCTAACTTCAACCTGTGCCGGTTGTATGTTGTCTTGCCATTTAGATTTTGACACTTGATCAAAGTAAGGCATGGCCCAGGTACTGTTACTGCTTTTTTTAATTCTGTCGCTGTAATGTGAACCTTCTGTATCTTCTACACTCCAACAGTAATTACATTCTTTTGGTCTTTCTCCGTCAAGCATTTGCTTACGAATAAGTTTTTTATAGCTGGTGTTGTGTAATGCTGAAGGATTGTATTCTAATTCATCAATAGGTATTTTGTGTGTTTGCGGATGGTGACAACTGTGAGTGTGGCCATTCTGTAAATGAATTGTAACTTGTTGCCACTTTGCTAAACAGAAAGTAGGTGAGATCGTGTCTAACTTTTGTTTTGTTTCATCAAGTTTGCTCATGTAAACTCTTTTTAATTAAAAGGCTTACTTAAAATATCATCTGTGTTACCAGGATTATCAACAGCACTTCTAAAGTCGCCAAATGCTTTACCAGGATTTTTTACGTAGTCAAGACCTTTTTGAATTGTTTTGTTTGTTTTTACAAATTTCTTTAATGACAATTTGTCTTTGTTAATAATAGCAGTCATACCTTTTGCGTATGCTTGAAACTTTTTTAATTCGTCCGGAGATGAAATTTCATCTACTCCAAAGAAAGGATCGCCGTAGCTACTAGTATTGATTGCTTGATTGATGTCTGCTATGTTGTTTGAGTTTGAAATCTTAGCAAGATCTCTTAACATATTATTTGTGTTACCTGCTATACCAATTCCTTTTTCACCGTTGGATGATCTTCCCATATGAAAAGTGTTTTTTATCACTGTTCTAAATACAGGATCTTTTAAAATCTGTGCAGGAGGTAAACCTACTTCACCTTGAATGCCTTGTAAAGTGCTTAGGTGTTTATTTGTAAGCTGAGTTAATAAAGCTGTTTCGGCTCTACCAATACTTTTATTCTCAACTACTTTTCGGTCTTTTTTTTTGAGTGCTCAGATTCGGCAACAAAATTTCTATACTCGCTCATCAACTCTTTAAAGACAGATTCATCTACCTCTTTATCATTGTTGACTAGTGCATTGTCACCGTGCTTTGCTGGAACGTACTTAAACTTTTTTTGTTTCTTAACTGATGTTGTAAAATCATCTTGCTTGTAAGTATTTGGTCCAGTGTGCACCATTACGCTTTCTTCTTTCATATCAATTTCCACGTTTAAATCATCATCTTGAAATGCTTTTTGCATTTCTGGTAATGTTGCTGTAGTTTCTACTGTAGCTTCAGCTCTGTTAAATTCATTAACATCAACTACTGCATCAACAATACCTGATTGTCTTAATGCATATTCTAACGAAGACTGAATTGATCTATCTTCGTCTAAATCAAAATCTCCTTCATCAACTCTTATTACGTAGGTATGCTTCATTTTAAAGGCTTCCTATTTTCTTGTGATAATGGTGATTTAGCTTTTGGATCATCTTCTTTAGGTTGACTTTCATCTTTAGCATCAGTTGTTGCTTTTTGACTTAACGGTCCTTCAACTTCAACTTTGCCTCTGTCTGGATCATTTTCTCTAAAGTTTTTTAAATCTTTTAAGAAGTTGTCTTTGTGTTCTTCGCCACTTACTGGTTTGTCAGTTTCAGATACTTTCTTTTCTTCATCAGTATAATCTTGACCCATTTTTGGTTCGTAATTTTCAGAATCTGCTGTTTGTCTTTTTACCTCTGCCTCTTGCTCTTGTTCAATAGGATCATTAGGTCCTTTAACAACTATTGTCTCATAAGCTATTGCTAACTTATCTGATAAATTTCTTCTAAATGTTTCATGTGATATTGGCATGTTAATAATGGCATCAATAATATATACTTCTGCATTCTTAACTTTAGTACCAAAATCTAATGGATGTTCTTGCATGATTGTTTTAACTGGCTTATTGATTGATACAATATCGTACCTTTCAAGCTCTCGCTCAATGATATTCATCATATCATCTGTAACATCACATGCAATTTTAATCCTAACTGGATTTTCTTGTACAGCTTCTGCTAGATATTCTTTAAAAGTTTTCATACTATTATTTATCTTCCTTATTGTTTTTATCGTTTTCTTCCACTTTTTGTATTATTTGATCCAATAATTTATTGCGATCTCCTACAATATAACCTTCACCTTCAATGAAATCATCAGTAGATCCACCAGCTTTTTGCTCCCATTGATCAACTCTTTGCTTTTTAAGTTGTAGTTCAATCATACGCAATTTTTTGTCTGCTTTGGCGTTTTTGGCTTCTATGGCGTTTTTCATCATGGTTTGAGCAACTTCAAACATTTTACCAGCATGTCTTGATTCAGAATTCATGCCTAAGTCCATAAGCTCTTTATAACTTTTCATAGCTTCTGTGGCATAACCATCCATATCATTATCATGCCCTTCTAAGTCTTTTACTAGTGGCAATGCTTTATCAATTTTTTCAGCTGTAGTAAGAGCTTTTTTTATAACTTGTTGCTCATTTTCTTGTAATTCAGAATGTGCGGCCGCGGTTGAATGATCTAAATCATCTATAGATGACTTGTAATTTGATGTGTCATGCCCTAGATCATTTATCTGTGCATCATCATTATTTTCTTGTTTTTTTAATTCATCTTCCATATTTGGTAAGTCAAATGTTTCTTCTAATTTTTTATTCATATTTACTTTATAACATAGATTGAGTCTTCATTCAAGACCCTAAATCTAATTCCTTTCCTCTTTGCCCATTCACCAGCCGCCAACCATTTTGACCTGTTAATTAAGTAGTTAGCTTTATCTTGCTGACTTTTTATACTTTCTAAAGTTGTTTGTTTTTTAGGTTTTATTTCAATCAGCTCGGCAATTTTTTTGCCTTTCTTATTAATATATATCATTAAAAAATCTGGAACGTACATTGATTGCTTTCCAGTAAATGGATGTTTATATGGAATTCTTACAGGCTCACTTGACCATTGTATTATTGATGGATGTGAATCGCACATTCTCATAAACGTTAATTCCCAACTTGATCTAAAACGTGGTGATCTTGAACCCACATATTTTTGGTCATTTTTGACCTGATATATTCCTTGATGAAATTTCATAACAAACTTATTTAAGCAATAATTTGACGCTTAACAAATTTGTTTGTATCTCTTTCTATGTCTAATTTTCTTCTAGCTATTTGACTTGTAAGAGGCCTATATTGATTTAAGAGTGCAATACCAACTTCAGTGAATTGCAGTGAATCGTCTTCTGTGTCTTCAATAAGATCTGTAAATCTTACTCCAAATTTATTAATTGCGTCTAAGGCCAAAAGTGTGTATGCTTCAATTAGTGATTCGTTTTCAGCATACTTTTGAAATATACCTTTGATAATTTCATATTGTCTTGGATTAATTGTTTCTTGTTCTAAATTTAAATTCGATAAAATTAAACTGGAGATGTCTTGTGATTGATTTTGTGGCTGACCTCCTGAAATATTTTTTGCTATTGAACCAAAGGAAGTAATTATCTGCCCAATGCCTCCAACAGATTCAATTGTTGATGTACTATTTCTAACTGAGTTTACTGCCATTACTTAAACAATCCTGTAAAGCCACTAACTGCACTTTTTGTACCTGACTTAACTTTATTTACAACTTGAGCTTTAGCATTTCCAATACCGTTTACAATATCGTTTCCGGCTGTTGAAATTGAATTACTTACTTGATTTAAAGAAATTTGTCCGCCATTAGCATCACCTATCGATCCTTTGTCTCCGTCTGCTCCTTCTTTATCATCTTTCTTACTAACCGTATTTGGTTTTTCTCCAGATAATCCAGCTGGAGTATCATTAAAGTCTCCTGCTGATTCTTCAAATGCATCAAATAAAGGATATTCTGTTTCTGGTGAATCAATTGGTTGTGCAATTTGATCAATTAAAAAGTTTTCATAGTTAAAACCAAAACTTAAATTAACTACACCAGAAGATGCATAATCTAATTGATCCATATCAAACCTTGCAAGTCTTGGATATATTACTCTTGTTTTGCTATACATAGCACCAGCAACTTGATATATGTCAATATGTTTTAATAGTCTACTGTGAAAATTTCTATGCTGAGCAAGACCAAAGTGATGAGTTTTTACAAACTGATCTTCAGTTTGATATATGTTTCTATTATAATTGTGATCTTCAGATCTTGGTTCTCCAGATATTCCTGTTTTCTTTTGAGTTAACCTTGCGCCTTGAAATTCAAACTCATATAATAGTTTTGCAAATTTTAATCCTAAACCATCATGTGTATCATACATTCTAAAAGTTATAGGATCATACGTGATTGATCTGTTAACTACTCTTTTTCTGTTATACTGATTAAGAACTGTTTGATCAACACTAAATTTTGGCTGGTCCACAGTGTTTACAATAAAATGTAATCTATCTCTAAACTGATTTAATTCTTGATATAAAGGTCGTAAATGCTCGGGAACCGAGATTTGATACATGCTAAAAGTTACAATAAACTGATGTGCTTGTCTCGGAGCCGGGTCATGATTTGAGCCGCGAAAGAAAAGGTTCGCGGCCCTGTTAGCTGGTTTTAAAACTGCCATATTCCTATACTCCGTTTTGAGTTCAGGTGTTAGTAATTATTATACTAATCCGCCTGAGCCACCTAAACCAAATAGAGGGAATATAGTATCGCCTGGTGCTTGATGTATTGCATTATCATATTTCAGTGTCAAGATAACTTGTACTGGTTCTGAAACTGCATAATCACCATCTGAATAATCAACGTTCTGCAAGAAACAACCTTCTAAGTCCCACTGTTCTAATTCAGTATCATTAGTACCATCTAGTATTTCAATTTTAGTTCCAAACTTGTAAACTGAACCTGATGTTGCCGCTGTCTGTTCGAAGTGGTTTAACTGTTTCTGTACTTGCTGACCAACAAGTTTTGAAATGTTGTTATTGATATCATCTCTGAGCGTTACGTTAACTGCTTCCCATGTGTGTTTGCCTTGCATGTATGCAACTGAGTTGTATGAATGAATTGGCACTTCTTCATGGTTAATTTTTGGTCTTGTAACGGACATAACTTGTTGAGTTAATTGCAGAGGTGACGCACCTAGGTTACCAAAGTTAGTAAATCTAACTCTAAATCTATATTTTAGTTTTGGCTGTAAAATACCGCCTCTACCTGTTGATCCATCTATTGGTACACCAAATTTTGAAAGTGTTGCCATTTTGTCTGCTCTCCTTAATAATTATATTTACTCTTTATTAGTTTGTACAAAAATTTTTGTACACTTTTAAAGGTAAATTAAAGGGATAAGGTTAACTTACCCCTTTATTTTATTAGCTTAACTTGTTAAGCTCTCGCCAGTGTTTTTAATACGTAACGGAATGTAAATGAATTCTATTGCTTTTACTGGTTGAATAGCAATATCAATATACAATTCGTTTCTGTCAATTCTTGCACCTGTGTTGTTTGTGTCATCACAGACTACTAAGAAATCAAACAATGCTCTTTTAGATACTAGATCTTCTAAGAATCTATTGAAAGTGTCAAGCACTTGATCTCTAGTTATTCTGTCATTTGGTTCAAACAAGAATGGTTTAGCCAAGTTATCAAGTTGATATCTTAAGTAGACAATCAATCTTGCAACATTAACTCTATCCAATGCTGATGCAACTGGTGACAATGTTTTCTGACCAAATACTACTAAACCTCTATTTGGAATAAACGCAATTGGGTTTATTTTATTAGAGTATAAAGTATCTCTTTGACCTTCTGACAATGTTACTGCTTTAAACTCTTCTTCTGGAGTAATGTAACCTACTGAAGTTGAGTTGTCAACTAGACCTCTTGTAAATCCAGCTGGTGCAAACCATGGAAATGCCACCTGATCGTTAAATGCAATAGTTCTCATTGCAATGTGAGTTGGTGGAACAACCACGTTGTTACCTGCTAAATCTGAAGTAAATCCTGATGGATAATATAATCCAGCATAAGCTGATCCTGACAGTAATCCGTCTTCACCATTTGTTGGTGCATTGTTTTTGTTAGTTGCCCAGTTTTGAACTGATGTTCCGTCTGGTGCTAGTCTAAATGGTGTATCTGCTAAGACAAAAGCTGTTTGCTTTCTGTCTGTGCTTAATGTTAACATTTCGTCTAGCAATTCTGGATATCCTGGTGCCGCAAGTAAGTTAAAGAATCTTGACTCTGCTCTAATGTCATCGTTACCTTGTAATGCGCCTTGCATAGCAGTTACAATAACATTTCTTTGAGCTTTTCTACCCATATACGGTGTACCAGAAGTTGTTAAACCTGAAGTTGTTACCCAAATGTTACCATTGTTTGTATTGTCAAATGTGTAATTTGTTACATACTTCTTAACATTGTAACCTGATAGTCTTGTATTGAATAGTAAGATTCCTACTGGATATACCGCTGGATCTGGAGCGTCTGAATGGAAGTTAGCATAAGCTGAACCCCAATCTTGACTGTCTTCGTTTGCTCCGCCTGGGTTACCCACTGCGTCTCCAAATACAACACCTGTTGCTGTACTTTGGTCTGTGTTATCTAATAACACCCACTTACTTGTTGCAGAGTTATATTTGTAAATTTTTGGATATGAATCTAATTCATCTGAATCAATCCAAATGTCGCCGTTAGCAAGAGCAGTACCATTTGATTTTTTAGTTGGTTGTGCTGATACTATTTGCAAGTCTCTTAAACCACCTGAAGCAACTGAGCTTGAACTAAATCTGTCTTTTGAGTTAGCATAAGCCAGCCATTTCATTGTACCGCCATCATTTTCAGCAATGTAAATATCAGCATCTTGTGTAGTCTTATACCACAGTGTTCCATTTACTGGATCAGCTGTTGGTGAATTTGCAGATGCTTCATATGTTGCATCACCCCAAAGTGATTTATAGTAAAACGAACTTGCTCCTGATGATGTATTATCAGTAAATCCAAGATCAGCTGTTGACACACCTTTTGTATTAGATGCATCTGCTCCGTCTTGAACGTAAATTGCATATCCGCCTGTTCTTGTAAGTCTTAAGTATTGTCTTGTAGCACTCACGTAGTCAATATCAGCAGTAATATTTGCTGATGTAAGTGTTGAATTATTGTTTACCGCTGTAACAATATCGTTAAGTGTAGCTGGTTGACCTGCACCTGCTGACGCTGTAACTGTAATTGTTTGTGCGTTAATTTCAAAAGAGATTGCTGTATTTGAACCTCCTGTTGCAACACCACCATGTAATGATGATGTGTTACCACTTGCTACAGTTGATACACCTGAACCTCTAACTCTTACTTCATATTGAATTTCCGGAGTTGAAGCGGCGCCACTGTATGCTTCAATTGATTTCTTACCAAAGTTTGTTGATGATAAAGTTGAAGCTGTTGATGTGAAGTTTGCTTTTAATTCTGCCGCAATGTTTCCATCATCAAAGTCATCAAATCTAACATACACATCATTGGCCGCTAAACTGCTACCTTCTGTGGCTGTTGCCGCATCGTCTCTTGAATAAACGTTAGCAGATTTTGAAGTCCATGAAGCTGTGCCTGTGCTGTATGATTTAAACACAACGTTTGCACCTTGTCCGCCTGATGTTGATTTTAACCAAACATCTTTGTAACTACCTGATACTGCCACTGTTGGTGGAGTACCTGTACCTGGCTGAATGTAAACGTTGGCACTTGTTGCAGTTTTCCATGATGGAGCACCTACAACTTCCCATGTACCAGAAACTTTTTGATAAAGTCTAGCTGGTGAAGTTGATGCAACTAAGGCATAATCTAAATCTTGACCGTAACTTGAAACTGGGTCACCGTTTGAAGCAACTTTACCACCTGCTGTTCCTGGTTTGTCAAGAAGCACTGTTGGTGTTAACTTGTCCCATGCAGATGATGTTGTATTTGCTGTAAACAGACCCCAGTCTGTATTAGTTGTGTCTAACCAATATGTTCCATTGGCTGGACGTAATTTTGGTGCATTTGAAGAACCTTCTAACTCGTCTAAGTCTACGTCTGCTCTTATGACATAAGCTCTGTTAGATATTCCTAAATACGAATAAGTTGATAGCAAACCATACTCATTTCTTTCATCACCTTGTAGCATCGTGCCTTGTAGTGATTTAAATGATGGTTCGCCAAAGGTTGTAACCAGTTCTCTTTGAGAAGTAACCAAAAATGGTTTTCCTGTATTAGCTGAAGTTGTTCCAACAGCAGTATTGCCTGTGCTTGGATCGGTTTTATCCTGTGCAGTAGCAACAACTACTAAAGGTACTGTACCTTGACCAGCTGATGCATACATTGATTCGTCAATTACTGAAACTGATACACCTGGTGATACTAAAGTTGGCATGTTTTATTTCTCCCTACTGTACATAAACAATATAATATGTTTATCTATTAATCTATATTGATATTTAGCTCTTCTTGATAAAAAATGGGCTAACTGATGCCCCTTTAAAGGTATTAAATAACTACAGTATGACTATGAAAAGCGAAGACAAACATATCAGACCATTATGCAGTTCTTGTAAAATTAGACCTGCGGCTTTTAATTATAAAAGAAAAAAGAAGGTTTATTATCGTAAAAAATGTGATCAATGCATAAAAACAGATGCAGGTCAAAAAACAAGATATAACTATTCATGGATTAAAAGTGGATATAGAAAAAAAAGCATTTGTGAAAAGTGTGGATTTAAATCTAAACACCCTGCACAAATGGATGTTTATCATATTGACGGTAATTTAAAGAATTCAAGTTGGGATAATTTAAAAACAATATGTGCAAATTGTAGTCGTATCAAAAGTATTCAAGAAGTAGGTTGGACTCAAGGAGACTTACAGCCTGATTAATATGAGCAAGTCATGTTAGCTTCAGGCTGTACTTGATCTTCTAATGGCTTTGTTATATCAACATCTTCAGCTTTAACTGAAGGAGTAATATGACAGTTATCAACTTGATATGTACAACTTGTCATTAACAAACACACCATTATAAAAATATCACGCATAGAGTATATTTATAGTGTCAAGACATAAAAGGACCAGGAGGAACTTCTTCTTGATCCGGATGCCAATGAGTAACATCACCAGTTAGAAACCCGTAGTCGCAGTAAAAAATATGCATACCATCCCATACTTTACCATAGTCGTCTTGATAAAGACCTCCATACCAGCCTCTATGTCTTCCAACTACATCAAAAAAATACCAACACTTTTCTCCTACCGCAGGTAATTTTTCATTTACATTAATCCAATTCATCATTAACTCCTTTTAAAAGATTATGGTGCCCCCAGCGAGACTCGAACTCGCAAGACCTACTGGTCGACAGATTTTAAGTCTGTTGTGTCTACCTATTCCACCACAGGGGCAGTCATAATTTGTTGTTGTGAGTTTTTATGATCTTACGTTTCCACGATCTTTTTCAATCTGCATATAGAACTTATCTATTTCAGAAGTAATATCTGGTTGTACTGTTACAATATGATCAATTACAAATTGCTTGAACTCATCATATGTAACATGATGATAAGGACCCCATTTAGTAGTTACTTCTTTCCCATTAGGATCTTTTACTATATGCCAAAATTTCCTAGTACGATCATCAGGGTCATCATCATATTCGCAAAAATATTGAAATCCAAGGTATTCTATATCAGGTTTCATTTTTATCACCTACCTTAAGAAAGTTTCGAAACTCCTTCATACTTGAACGAGTTAAGTTTTTGACTTCATAGATTACGTATTCTTTAGAAGTTGTATTATAAAAGCCAAGTTGATCAATACGACCATCTTTTTGTTTTTTATTAATACAAACTTCAACATGTTTAGGTTTTGATTTTTTTACAAGGCCAAAAAATTCACTAATGAATTGTTCCGACATTTTACTGTTCCTTCTAGCTGTGGAAGTGCTCTTACTATGCTTATTATATTACGACAGGTTTATTAGTCTGTCAACCGGTTTTGTTAGATTTTATTTGTTTTATAACTTGCTGAGTTTGTAAACGAAGATCTTCAATTGAAGAATCGTTGCGAATCACATAGTCAATTTTTTGATTGACCCAATCCCATTCGCTTTGATGAATTCCCATATCACTTAAACTGTGTTGACTAAATTGATCACCAGCCGCGGCATCTAATGCCATTTGATACCAATGCGGATCTTCTCCTCTTTGAACTTTTACAACATATCCGCCAAGTGCTTTTATAAGACCAACTTCATTTTTAAAACGACAGTCGCTAATAACTGTAGGTTTCATGCCTCCTGCAACATATCTATTTTCCATGCTGTAAAGCCAAATGTTAGGATTAAAGCTATCTCTAAAAACTTCTGTGCCTACTAACTGTAATGCAAGTCTAGGAGTAAACTTTCTAAGGCCAAGTTTACTACTCCACCATGGATCAACTGATTCTCTAAAAGCTCGACTTTGATTACTGTCGCCTTCAAGCATTGCTCGAGGCCAACCAAATACATTTGCAACTGCATCTTTTAATGGGTCAGCAAAAGATTCGTGCTTATATCCGCTCTTATTAAATACTTCGGCAACTGTATCTTTACCAGCACCAATAAAACCAACTATTCCTACGATCATAAGTTTATATTAACAACCTATTACTACTTTGTCAATTATTTTTTTGAATTTTTATCCAATTACGAAAGTCAATGGATCTTCGCCGGTACCGTAAGTTTCAATTTCTCTCTCAAGTTTTTCAACAGCCGCTTGTCCTTCATTTTTTAAATCAGCACCATTTAATGATACGCCACCTTGAGCACCTGGTAATGTACTGTACTTACTATAAGCCTGTCCTAACATCATTTTACACTGTGCGAGTGCATAATCTCTTATCCAAGGTCTACTGTATCTTTGAGAAATTAGAGTTTCAGCTGGCTTTTCCATAAAAACTTGTAACAGAACATTTTCTTTTGTTCTTGGTCTTCTCATTAATATTAGTTTATGTTTTTCTGTTACATATTTGAAGTTTAAATAACCACCAAATAATCTTCTAACTGTTTCCTGATATTGAGCAAAAGCGTCCCATGTTAACAAACCACCAATTCTTCCACCTTGTAAAAAGTAAAGATTAGTGTATGCTAATTCAAAAGGATCAAGATCTACTGAATTTGATGAACCAGCAACTGATCTTCTAAATATTTCTTTTACTTCAATTACCTCTGATGCTAGTGTGTACTCTTGAACATCTGGTTGTAGTTCTAAATAAATGTATGCTTCTTCTGTAGAATTTGAGCTTTTTTGCCTGTATTTGTCTACAGCAAGATCTATACCCTGTTCATAGTGCTTTGGATCAAGCTCAACATCAACCATACCGTCACCTAAAATGTTACGAATATCGGTTATAAGTTCTTGTCTGTTTGTTTTCTTTGTAGCCATGTTAATACTATTTATATAAAGAGACAAATACAATAAATACTTTTATAAGGATTAGATATGCCAAGAATTAGCTTATGGAAACCAGATAAAGGTAACGATTACAAATTAGTTGATCGTGTAGTAAAAGAACACCTATTTGCAGGTGGTACGGGGGTATTTGTACACAAATACCTTGGTCCCCACGTGAATACAAACAGTATATCACATGATCAGCCAAAAAACAGTACAGTTGGTCCTGCTAATATACAAGACTTACTATTTTTAGAAAATCGTGATAGAAAATACGACTCAGACGTCTATGACCTAAGAGGTAGCTATTCTTTAAGTGATCAAGATTTTGATTTAACACAATTTGGTTTATTTCAAACTAGTGATATAATTTATATTACTTTTCATTTAAATGACATGGTTGAAAAACTTGGTAGAAAAATTATGCCAGGTGATGTTTTTGAGTTGCCTCATTTAAGAGATGATATAAGATTAGAGGCGGCTATGATAACATTAACTAGTAAGCCTACAAAAAAATTTAGAAAAGGCGAAACTATCACCGGTGGTACTTCAGGAACTACTGGAACTGTTATTGATTATAATCACAATGCTAAAACTATAAGAATTACTACAGATGGTTTGTTTAGTGCAAATGAAACTATTACCGGAGAAATGAGCTCAGCAACACAAACTGTTTCATCTTTTACTCCATCAGAAAATTTAGCAATTAATAAATTTTATGTTGTTGAAGACACTGCAAGAGGACAAGAAGGTTATGATCCAGGTTGGTGGCCACATATTTGGAGATGTAAAGCCACTGCTATGCAAGATACACAAGAGTTTAGAGATATACTTGGTAGTGGTGAAAATGCTGATGACTTGAAAAATATTATTTCAACATATCAATCAGATATTGATATTAATGATGCAGTTGTAAATGAAGGACAAAGAAATGTACCAACTAAAGGTCTTGATGTAGGTCATTTATATGTGTCAGGTGATGATTTACATAAAATTAATCCAAGAGCACAAGACGGAACACCGGGAAAAACTATTGCTATTTCTCATACCGGAAACAGTTTTCCTAGCTCTATACAAGAAGGTCAATATGTATTAAGAACAGATTATAATCCAAGTAGATTGTTTAGAAAAGAAGGTACAAGATTTATTAAAATTGCAGATAATTTAAGAGGACTATATACTTCAAGCAATAAAGGACTTGACGGATTTATTAATAATACAACTTCATCAACAGTAACTGGTGATGGAAAAGAAAAACAAAATTTAAGTAAGGTGATACCACCTAAGGCGGATTAAAATGGACTACTGGTACGATCAACAAATAAGAAGATACATTTTACAATTTATTAGAATCTTTGATAACTTTTCAATTAAAGTTGGTAAAAAAGATAATTCTGATAGCGAAAGTTTTATAAGAGTTCCTGTAAGATATGCTGATATGTCAAGAATGGTGGCACACTTACAAAGGCACAATTCTGAAAACGTAATGAGCTCTGCTCCTTTTATGTCAGTTTATATTGCAAACTTACAACTTGCTAGAGATAGATTACAAGACCCAAGATTAGTTGATAAAGTGCAAGTACAAGAAAGAAAATATGATACTGCTAGTACATCTTATCTACATGAAATTGGTAATACATATACAGTTGAAAGATTTATGCCTGTACCATATAATTTAAATATGGCTATTGACATTTGGTGTTCAAACACAGATCAAAAAATGCAATTATTAGAACAAATACTTACATTGTTTAATCCTGCTGTAGAATTACAATCAAACGATAATCCATTAGATTGGACTAATATTACAAACGTAGAATTAATTGATATAAATTGGAGCTCAAGAGCTGTGCCTCAAGGAACTGATACACAACTTGATGTTTCAACTTTAACATTTAGTTTACCAATTTGGATTAATCCTCCAGCTAAAGTTAAAAAACAATCAATTATCAAACAGATTGTTGCAAGAGTTAATAACACAGAATCAATAGATGATTTAGATTATGATCCAAGATTTATTGATTTCTTTGAACAGTTTCCAGGACAAATATCAACGCAAGTTGTTACTCCAGAGAATGCACAAATTTCAATTAGCGGTAATGAAGTATCATTGTTAGGTGCTTATGGTGCCAACGATAAAGAAAGTTGGAAAGAATTTTTAGATGTTTATGGTCAACTTCAAGATGGTATTTCAAGATTGATATTAAATCATTCTAGTAACTTAGACTCAACTAGTGATTTAATTTACGGCACAATAGCATTCCATCCAACTGATAACAATAAACTTGTATTCACATTAGATACTAGTACACTACCATCAAATACACAAACTGCTATAGATAAAATTATCGATCCAGAAGTTAACTATCCAGGAAATAATTTACCTTTAGCAATGAATGGTCAAAGATACCTAGTTGTAAATCCTATACCAGCTGGGCATTCTGCATTTGGAGGATTTACATGTGCTGAAAATGATATCATTGCTTACAGTAATGGTGCATGGAGTAAAGTATTTGATGCATCTGAAAATACAAGTGCTCATTATGTTACAAATACAAATACTGGTATACAATATAAGTGGACCGGTTCTCAATGGATAGACAGTTACAGAGGACAATATAATAACGGTTACTGGAAATTAGAACTTGCACCATAATAGAAAATGTTGTACAATAAAGAAAAGGAAAAAAAATGTACACCGCAGTTGGAACAACTTTTATTGCAAAAGACACAAGAAGAATCTTACTTAATTTAAGAAGTGAAGAAGTTTCATATCCTAATACATGGAGTTTCTGGGGTGGAAAAATTGAAAAAAATGAACTTCCTTTAGACGCTTTAAGAAGAGAATTAAAAGAAGAAATGGGTTTTGTTCCGCCTATGGAAAAACTAAATCCTTTAGATACATATCAATCAAAAGATAACGGATTTAAATATTATACATACGTTATTGTTACGCCAAAAGAATTTATCCCTACACTAAATGATGAAAGCAATGGTTATGCTTGGGTCAAAATTGGTCATTATCCAAAGCCACTGCATAACGGTGCTAAACTTACTCTAGGAAACGAAAAAAATATTAAGAAGTTTTATAAGATCCTTGACCAAAATTAAATACAGTTATGGGAAAGGTATATCATATACACCAAATAAAATTGATTGAAGCTTTTCAAACGTTTGAAAAAAAGCAAACAGTTGACAAAGCTCTTGGATCATATTTAGATAAAAATGGAATTTCAAAACAGAAGTTTTATGACTTCTTTTCAAATTTACCAAGGAATGAAGTTAGAAGATATTACAAACTTGTTGTATCTGCTTTTCAGAAATATATTAAAAACTCTGCAGAACTTGACTTGCAATTAAGATATGATTTAGAAGATGTTTATTATACTGTAACAAACAACTTAAAAACTTGTGATAGAAAATATATTTTTCCTTCTGTTTTGAAAAGTTACCATAAAAATATAAATCCTGTTAGAGCATTATATTTTGAAATACAAGAAATTGACATAGTATTTGATAAAAATAATCCTGATCATGTTTTTGTAATTGACAAAATTAAAGATAGAAAGTTTATTGAACTTTTAATTCAAGACATAAAAGCAGATATAAAGTCTTTACAAAGTTTGGAAAAAAGATTTATAGAAACTAAAAAAGCATTTGACTTTTTTTCATTGCCAATGACATATTATCATACACAAGAAATAATTAAAGATATGAAAAAATGGAGTGCTGTATTTTTAGATCATCAAATAAAATATGGAACAAAAAAATTCAAATATGATTAAATTACGCAATAAATTAATCTAGATAAATTTTCAGTATCATCGTTTTCTATACTTTTACCAATTACAAATATAGAATTACAAATACCATCGTATGCTTCACCAACACCTGGATCATCACTTGTTACAATCAAGTCACCTTTTTTAACTTTACCTTTAACAAGAACAGGAACTTTACCTCTTAATGCTACTGGTACAGTTATTCCTTCTTCAGCACTGTTCATTAAATATGCAGGTTCATTTGATACTACTCCTGCAATTCTATGATCCATACTTTTTGTTGATTGGGTTACTTCTTCATCTCCACCAAATACAAGAACTGTGCCTCTTGGATACTCGCCATTGTCTGTAACATAAAGCTCTGCCAAGTCAGCATATTGAGCCGATGTTGCTTTTAGTGTTGCAACGTTGGCTTCTATATTTGCTAAAGCAATATTTGATACTAATGTTGTTGTGCTTGTGATTGCGTTTGATGTAAAAAATTTAAACTTGTCTGCAGATTCTTGCCAAATCATACCAGCATGATCTTCAGTTGATCCTCTTTCAATTAGTATACCACTGTCAACTGAGTTTGTTGCGCCGTCACCAGCATTTCTATTCAAGTAAATCATTGGATCTTCAACTTCTAATTGTGATACGTCAATTGTTGTTGTATCACCATTAACTGTTAAATTACCAGTTACAGTAACGTTTCCTCCAAAAGATCCGTTTCCAGTAATATTAACACTGCCAGTACCTGTGATATCATGTGTAGCTAAATCTAAAGGACCTCCAAGCTGTGGAGTAGTGTCTTCAATTATGTTTAATAAACCTGTATCTGTATCAGTGTTTACTTCCCATTTTGATGTTGAAGAGTTATATTTTAAAACTGAATTGTTTACTGCACTAGATGTATCTACATCATTTAATTCACCTAATGTATCTTTTGATTGTACTTGTGAGTCAACATATAGTTTTGTTGCGGCATCAGTGTTACTTACTGGTGTACCTAAATTTATAATTTTATTTGTTTGTGCATCAAGATTTCCACCAAGTTGCGGTGATGTATCTTCAACAATTTCTAATGAAGTTATTCTTACTTCTGTTGCTGTGATATAACCTTGTGATGCACTTGAATCTGAATGTGCAGGGTTTGGTGTCAAAGTACCATTGGCAGTAGAAGCATCGTAATAAATTGAATACGTTGCCGAACCACCTGGAGTATCATGAACATTAAAGTTACTTTGATATATTACTGGTGTATTAGCTGATTCATAAACTGTATCTTCTGCTAATAGTGTTTCTCCACCTGTGCCTTTGTTTCTATATAATCTGATATAAAAAGCTGTAGTTCCAGTTGATGACTGTATTTGATATTTTGCATGGGCAGTAACTAAAATTTTATTTGAGTTACTTGCAGGATTTATTGATACTGCTAATCCTGAAGCCGCTTCAGATTGTAGTGTTGCACCTGTAATGGCCGCAGTTGAATTATCTGTATCAACTGTACTGTTAACTGTATTTTGTGCTTGTGCTTGATTTATCCAAGCACTACCATTCCATACTAATGATTCTCCTGTGTTTGCACTAGTAATGGTTACATCACTTAAACTATTAATACTTGATGCACCAATACGTGCATCTGCTCTTGTATTAGTAAAGTAAAGATTAGTTGATCCTTCTGTTAAATTATCAGTTGTCTTTGTTGCTAATCTATTGTCAAATCTTGTATCAGTATAATAAAGATTTGTACCTTCTGATAAATTTGTAGTGGTATGATTACCTATACTTGATACTTGTCCTGTTAACAATGCCGGTGCGGATGTAACATTTAATATTACATCAGTGTTTGCGGCTTGAATGTTACCAGTGTGTACACCTGTTGAGTTACCTGTTAGTGTTCCTGAATGTGAACCTAGAGATACTGTTCCAGATGCTGTTAAATCTGTAAATGAACCTGTTGACTGTGTAGTTACACCAATTGCTGTTCCGTCAATTGAACCACCTGTAATATTAGCACCTGCTGATGCTAGATTTGATGTAACATTTATTGAAGCAATAGTACCTATTGAAAAGTTGTTGAATTGTGCATTACTAAAGTCAATTGTTGGTGTGCCTTCGCCAGTAAATGTCCATTTACCGTTAGAACCTGACTTTGTATACTTTATATCAGCCACAGTTGACCCACTTACATCAACTTCTAATCCTGCACCTGCACCAGGAAGTGTTGCTCCTTGGTTAACAGTAATTATAGGATCCGTAGTTGTTAAGTCAGTAGTATTAATTGCTAGTAAATCATTTACAAAACTAACATTTGCATCAAAGGTAACTGTACCTGATGATCTTCTAATAACTTTAGCTGGCATTATATCTGCTCCTTATTACTGTATTTATTTAGCTGTGGAAAAAATAGTAGAAAAGAAAAAGCCCCCCGGTTTCCCGGGAGGCTTAAAGTGTTTAACTTTTTTGTGGATTACACAAATGATAAGTTAGAAACCGCAATTTTTGACATGTAGTCTGCCGCATTACCAAGAGATGATGCTGTGTTGTTTAACTCAACATAACCATATCTTGTCATGAAACTTACTACTGGTTCAAAAGTTGACGGATCAATCACAACACCTGAGCTCATTAGTGGAATGTATGGGCAATAGAAAGCCGCCGCATCTACTTCACCTGGGCCTTTGTAACCTACAAGTACGTTAGCTGAATCAGAAGCATATGAGTTTACATATACTCTCATTGAGCCGTTTAATGTACCTACAAATTTAGTATTTGTTGGCGCATCAAATGTACCTTCAGTTGTTCTTGCGAACGCTGATGTTGTCGCTGATTGAAGAATAGTAAGAGCTGTTGGGGACATAACTGCCCAGTTACCTGCACCTCTTCTTGTTCTTTGTGCAATCAAGTTAGCTTCTCTGTTGATCAACACGGCTAATACTGCATGTTTGTCACCGATATACGTATGTGTACCAGTTACACTTGACATGTCAAAGTCTGTTGCCGCCGCTGTCGCTAGTGAATTTAGTGAACCTATAATTTCTTGATCGATTTCAGCAGTGATTTCTTGTGCTAGAGCCGCCATAATTTCAGCTTCTACATCTAGGCCATGCATTGCATTGGCATCTTGAGCTGACTCAAAAGTCCATCTTGCAGATAGCTTTCTTGTCTTAGCTTCAACTGTTTGTTTTAACACTTGAATTGATAGTCTGTTACCAGCTACACCTTCTAGTGTTGAAGTTGATGCCGCTTTGTCGTTAGCATCTCCTGAATAACCTTCAGCAATTTTGAATGGTGAAAGTGCTTCATCACCTGCTGTAGTATCAGTACCTGATGTTGAATTGAATGAGTCAGCGTATCTAACTCTTAATGTGTGAATTTGTCCAACTGGACCAGTCATTGGTTGTACACCAACGATCTCGTTAGCTATAACTGTAGGCATCACACGTCTGATTACTGGAAGGATAACCTTGTTTAAAGCCGCTACATTGCCGGCGCCTGTTGCACCTGCTGTTGCCGCCTCGGCCAAATATGTCTGAGTGTTTTCTAACACTGCTGACATAGTTTCTTTCTTTTGACCTTCAAGTCCTTCTAGCAGAGCAGATTTTGTATTTTCCCAGTTCTCTGTAATAGTTTTGTCTGTCATGTTTAACTCCTTAGACCTGCTAGTCGTTTAATATTAACGATATCATTATTTTCGTCATTGCTAATTGCTTCAGCTCTATCACCAGTGTGCTCTGTGATTACTACAGTGTCTGATTTCTCAGATGTTGTAGTTTCATTTAACACTGCTGGTAGATACTTTTCAAACTGCTTTTTTAAATTACCAGTTTGTACTGACTCAAGTAACTCTGACATTACTTGACGCTTATCTTTCGACAATGGTGAAACAAGTTCGTTAAGAGTTTTTTCTCTAACAATCTTATCTTCTGCTATTTTAAGCTTCGTTGCCATTGTTTCTATTTCAGCATCTTTCTCAGCTAGGCTACCTTCCATTTTATTGGTTTTTTCCTGCTGATCAGTAAGTTGAGTATTCAACTTACGAATTTCCCCACCTTCGTTGAGGTAAGAACTCATGTATTCACCTGCAAACGCCTCAAATACTTTTCTACCAAAGTTGTTCTCTTTTGCAACTTTAATATCTTCTTTTAATGTATTGAGCTCGTTTTTAAGTGTTGAAGTAACTGCGTTCTCTACAAGACCTGCCGCTCTCTTGATGAAAGCTGATTTAGAATCTTCAATAATTTTCTTACCTTCTGATACTAATTGTACTTTCTTTTCAACGAGATCTTTTTTGTCTTGTTCAAATTCAGTTAACTCTTTGGAGAGTTGTCTGACTACAAACTCTTCTAAGTTTGTAAATTGACCTTTGAGTGCGTCTCTGTCGCCATGTAACTCTTGTACTTCTTGTACTAGAATATCATTAACGAATTTAGTCAACATACCTGAATGTTCGTTCATCTTCTTCTTGTATTCTACTCTTTCTGCAACAAGTTTTTGCTTGTCTTCTGCAAATTCACTAACTTCTTTTTTCAAAGTGTCAGTAATCATGCCATCCATAGCTTCTACAATTTGAGATTTGTCATTTTCATAACGTTGTGCGAACTCTTCACGTAGTTCTGCAGAGATTTCCTCACGAGCCTCAGACAGCTTTTTCTCCCACGCTTCCTGAACTTGAGTTTTTACTTCTTCAGAAAGTGCTTCGGATCCAAAAATTTCTGTAATGTTTGCCATCTGAATCTCCTTATTTTAATCTTAGCTCTGTTATTATTTTCGTAATCTCGTTAGCAAAATGTTTTTCTGCTTTACGATCATACATCGCATCACGACTAAGACCTAATAGACCCATGCCGCCATGCATATTTAGTAAGCCTTCGTATATGGCTTTCGGATATGCATCAGGAGCCGAAGGCTGAGCAACAATATCAACAGTGACGATTTCAAAGTCTGCGACTTTACCATCATTGCTTACGTTACCTGCACCTCTTGAACTTACTCCTAATTTACATCCTGAATCCAGCAAAGTTGAAACTATCTTTCCCATTGGTGTGGGCATAACTTTTAGTTTTCCGTAGCCATCTGGTCCATCCATCCACATAGATTCAATCATATGAGAGACCCTATCAATGTTTATTTGTAAACCTTGAGGATGATCAGCTTCACCCATTACTGAGTAACCTGATTTTAGTCTTTCGTTAATTGTTCCTACTGCTTTTTGGATTTGATCGACCGGATATACACGTTTGTTTTCGTTGACTACTCCACCTTGAATAAAAACACCTTCCATATAATGGTGTTTATTCTCATCTTTGCCTTCATGTATAACTTTGATCTTTGCTTGATCGTAAGTTAAACTTTCTGTTAGTGGACGAAAACTCATTTGCTATTTCTCCTATTGAGTAATTACTTACTCGCTACTGGTGATTTAGCTGATGAGTCTGAACCGTCTGCGTGTTCTGGCTTTACTTCTGACATGCTTGGTTCTGTTGTAGCACCCATGCTTGCCGGTTTTGGAGCCGCTCCACCTTTTTCATCACCACTTGCTGTTTTAACTGGTGCCGCACCGTTGGCATTTTCCTTTGGTGCACCCGCTACAGGTGATTTACCAGAATCTGAACCGTCTTTGTGATCTACATTGACTGCTTTTAGCTCAGCTTCTTCTAATGGTTGTTCTGTAGATTCCTCTGCAGGCATTTCCATTTCGCCTTCGCCTTCAGCTTCTTCTTCATCTTCTGCTTCTGGTTCGTCGTCTTTATGACCAACTAATTCGTTAAACTTTGCTTTAAGATCTTCAAGTGCATCTTCGATATCTTCGACTTCTTTCTTCATGTCGTCCATTTCTTCTTCATGCTCTTCTTCTTTTTCTTCAGCATCGTCGTCTTCTTCGTTAGTTTGTTCATAATCGATCTCTTCTGCATCTTCTTCAGCTTTTGTTTTTAGCTGTGCTTTAAGATCTTCTTCTTGATCACCAGTACCACCTACAGTTTCTTCAACTTCTTCAGTTGCTTCTTCGTCTTTTGACTCAGTTGCTTCATCTGATGCTTCTTCTACTGCTTCTTCTTTGGTATCTTCTTCTGATGATTCTTCAACTTCTTTTTCTGTTACTGTGTCAGCTTCTTGTGAATTAACGATATCTTCGTGAATTTCTCTAGCTTTTTCTACGATAACATCGTGTAAAAGCTCTTGAGCTTTGTCTTGTTCGCCGTTCACTAGAAACTCTAACACTTGCTCTAGTTTTGAACTCATTTGTGACATTGTGTAATCTCCTTATACGATTTCTCGCGAATAATCATATTATTATAGCTTTATTTACAAAATAATGAAATAAACCCGGGAATTCGGGTAGAATTCGGGTGATTTTTTTAAGATTTTCAAAAAAGTATGTTTTAATGGAACTAGTTTATGCTACTTCCACTGGTGCGCCATACATTTTTGCAACAAATTCTTCATTCTCTTCTTGATCTTTCTTTCTAATCTCTCTAACTTTTCTTAGTTTATTAAGATGACGTAAAGTCAAGCGAGTTTTTCTAGAACTTCCAATGTCAGCTCTGTGATAATCGTCTTGGCTTGGAAAATATGCTTCTTTTAATTCGTTGTATCTCATAGCACTTGTATTTATAAAACTTAGGTTTTTTTCTTAATTAAGAAAGTATTTTTATAATTTGATATCTTGTAATTTTGTATTATTTTAAAATTTTTAGTATTTGACATATAATCTGTTATTACTCTATCAGTTGCTTGTTTTGTATTTGTTTCTATTAAACAATAGTTATACTTTAAATTGTCTAAATTAATATTGATTTCTTCTCCTTCAACATCAATTAATAATATATCACATTCTGGTAATACGTTATAATGTATATTTGGTACACGTTGGAAAAAAGATTTGGTTTTAGTTTCAGATATTCTTGAAGATAAAAGATCTTGTACATTACTATATACAAATTTGCGTTTGTATGAAGTTACTGCTGAATGTATAAATTCACAATTATTTAAATTTAACTTTGACTTTAAATTGTTTGCAATTTTAATTGCTGTTTGATCACAATCATAGCCTTTCCAATATTGTATGTCAAACTTACCAAATAAAAATTCAGCAACTGCTAAAAATCCAAAACTACAACCAAGCTCAATTACTTTTAATTTTTTATTAACTGTTAAACCTTTGAGCCATTCAGAAATTTCAGGTTTTTCAATCCTGCGTTTTAACATTTGTATATGTGTGGAAGATATGGTTGCGTCTTGTTTTTTAATTTGTTCTGTTATTAAATTAAAAATTGAAGATTGATTTAGATTACTCACCTTCAGTGCCACCTGGAGTTTCTGCTCCAGAGATAGGCGACTCTTCACCACCAGGTGCTTCTTGATCACTTGTTGGTTCTGGTGTAAAACCTGATGACGGCATAGGAGCCGCTCCTACTGAGCCAAGGCCTTCAGATTGTCCAGCTTCACCTGGCATTGAACCTTTGTTTTCTTCTGCCCACAGTTTTTCATTTTCGTAAATTTCTTCTTCAGTTAATTTTAAGAAACGTTTTAATGTGAAACGTTTACTTAGATGTGGAATTTGATTTACCTGATTCCAAATTTGTACTTGTTGTGAATCAAGTTCAATTTGTCTATACTTGCCAAAGTTTTGTGGTTCGTTAAATTGTAGTTCAAATGATCCTGAATCAATTTCAATACCTCTGTGTTTTAAAAACATTTTAAATTCATGGTCAACAGCTGGTTGTAAAAATGTTTGTAATCTTTTACAAAATTTAGTAAATCTATATTCTTGAATGTAAGCAGTACCTACTCTACCATCTGTAAAAGCAGTTTGCGGATCATTTGGTGAACTTGGCATGTACGCACTAGGTATTCTTAAGCCTTTCATTAGCTTGTCATTGAAATATCTTAAATCATCTATTTCACCTAAGTTAGTACCACCTGGTAATGTTTCAACTTTTGATCCTCTACCTTCAGCCGTTTGTGCAAAGAAATAATCTTCAATCATTGACAGAGGATTATATGTTGCATCCATAATATTTGTACCACCACCTGTTTGTGATGGAATACGTCTTTGATGTATTTCGTTTTTTACTCTTTCAATAAAGCCCATTGCTTTTGATGTTGGCATGTTTCCTACATCAATGTAAAATACTCTACGTTCAGGTGCTCTTTGAACTCTATAAATTATGATTGCATCTTCTAGTAATTCTTTTTGTTTATAAGTTTTAAAGATTGGTTCTAATATTGATAATCCAAATGGCCAATATCTGTCCATACCTTCTGTCATACTTAAATGTATAACATGTGAAGCATCTATTGGATAGACTGTTGCATCTCTTTGGAATCTTGAACCATAACCCCCAGGTACATTTGTTGTTGTTTGACCTCTTGGTGAATATGCTCTGTTAGATCCCATACCTCCTACTGGAAAAGGTGTTGAAGATGTTTGACCTAGTTGTGTATTAAATTTAGAATATGAATCTGATGTTAAGTTTAAATTTTTAATATTTAGATCTAAGTTTCTTATAAAATATGCTTCTGGCTTTTTACCTTTGCCTTCATTAACAACAATCTTATCAACAAAACCTGGGTCTACCCAGTACCATTTATAAGTTTCTGGATCACGTACAAACATTTGATCACCATACTTGATTGTGTTTCTAAACATTTTGAAACAACGTTTGTTCCAGTCATTAATTTTATTCCATTGCTGTAATGCTTGACTTAATATATGAGTTTCAGTATCTGTAGGATCGTTTTTATAAAAAATACTCCACGGTGATTGTGTTTTTTCATCTACTTGAGTACAGAACTCTGCGATAGTATCTAGTGCTGAATTAATTTCAGTATCTAAATCCATCATATCATATTGATAATATCTTTCAATTCTGTTTGGTTGTCCAGCATAAACTTCAGGCAACCACGTATTGTATCTTGCGTGTCCAGTATTGCCAGTGCTTTGCGAAGGCACTGAACCCATTGGACTCTTTAAGCCTTGTGCGGTATCATATTCTTTAAAGTATTTTTTCCAGCTCATATTTTTATTTATTGCAATCTAATTTTTAAATACTAACAGAAACACACCAGCATGTCAACCTTATTAAGTAACCGAATTTCGAACTAACTCTAGTTGGGCTTGTGCTGATTTGTCTGTATTTCCTGAATTTGTGTTAATTTTGTTTAATATATCAATTTGTGACTGTAGCATTTCAATCTGTTTTCTTCTATATTCGCCCTCTGACATTTCGCCTTGTTCAATGAAACTTTGAGGATCACCAAACATTGGCATTATTCTAATTTTGCTTCTAAATGCACCTTCATTGCCCATACTTTCTTGAGTACCACTTTGATCTCCAGGTGGGTTTGCATCATCACCGGTAACAGGTGTAGTGGATCCAGGTGCCTTGTATCCTGTGATTGAACCTGAATAATATTCACCAATCATTCTCTGAAGTGTGTTTTCTATTTCAGCTTCAGTCATTGGTCTTTCTTGTGCATTTCTACCAGTGGTTGGCTGTCTTACGCCGTCAATGGTTTTAAATTTACCAAACCCAGATGCTTCAAGCAACTGATTGATTATTGCCTGTCTGTCTGCTTTTTGTTGAGTTGTTAAATCATCTAAATTACTTGGAAACTGTTTTAGTTTGTCTACCAGTGCATCGTATTCTTTTAACTTATCACCGTCGTCGCCACCTGGCAGTGCTAACGCAACACCTCTGGCAATACCTGACGATATACCACCTGTTAATGCAGTTGTTATAAAATTAGTCATGCCAGTAAGGCCATTACTAAAAAAGTCTTTTACCTTAGCCATGAACTCAGTAGTATTGTCCATTGCTTTAGTAATGGAAGCCGATATCTTACTAAACAGTCCTCCGTCTTTACTCATTTCAGTTACAAAGTTTGTAATTGACGTGATGATTGAATTAAATGCTTGAATATTTGATTCTGTTAAAAATGCAAGAGCTAATTTTTGAAATTGTGCAGTTAATAAAGTTAATGCGTTTGAAAGTAATACTTGAGCTTCGGCAAGTTCTTCTGGCTTCAACGTAGACATCTTTTGAGCCATTTTGACAAAACTGTTAGTTTCTTCGCTCAATAATTGTTGTTGATTGATCAATTGCAACACAGTTTGAGACATGCTGTCACCCATAATTGCAAGGGCTTGTAATCTTTGTCTTTCTGAGTCACTGACATTTAAAATAGATTTTCTAAAATCCTCTAAACTATCAATAACACTACCTCCACCTATGATAGTATTGTTTATACCTCGCAATGAATCTGCCAACTGTGGTGAAGTCACTGTTAACTCTCTGAAACCTTCGACAA